TCATGCCTGCCTCCTTTTCAAAATTGTCAGAACCGGGCCGCGCGAGTCGGTTGCTGATACCATGTTCGCAGCCTCAATCAAATGCCCAAGCTCAGCGCCCGAGTAGTGACTTGTGATGCTGCCGTTCTTGTGGCCGAGCAGGGCCTTCCGATCTTCCTCTGTTACACCCGCAGCGCGCAGGCGACGACCAAAGGAATGCTTCAAGTCGTGAATCCTTATTGAAAGGTAACCTGGATGCGCCGGGCGAAGGTTTTTCTCCTGCCAGAGTTTCGCCGCGCGCACCCGGGCCTTCTTCCATGCTGTGTCGTTCATCCGATGCATTGCTGTGTCGTTGAAAGGGAACACCCAGTCCTTGTTTACGCCACGCTGCTTCTCGATGATCGACCTTGCCACGCTGTTGAGTACCACCAGTCGCTCATCACCGTTTTTCACACCTGACCGTGCGTGGCGGCCGCCGAAATCAGCCGGGATCAGAAACACGCTCGTTTCAAGCTCCGGTACCGAAATCTCCCAATCCCACCGCAATTTGCAGACCTCCTGCTCGCGACATCCTGTGTTCACTTTGAACAGAGCCATCGTTTGCAGATGTGCCGGCAACTCCCCGAAAAGTATCGACTGCTCTTCCCATGACATCGGGTATGGCTTGCGGCTCGATTTCTTCTCTTCCAGCTTCGTGAGCATCGGCACGCTATCCAGCCACGGCCTTCGCTCATCGTCTCGCCACTTCCTGGCACATAACGACAACACCCGAACCACCCGCTCAATCGAGATGTTCACCGTCCTGTTGCTAACTCCTTTTTTGACCTTTCCGTCCGCCAGCTTCTTGGTCGCTAGCCTGTCCTTGATGAATGGCTCAAGAGCCTGATCATCAATATGAGTCAGCGGCATATCGCCAATGAATGGATCAAGTTGCGAAAGGTGATGAGCGGACAGTTTGAAGGACGGTTGATCCTTGATCTCCACCAGGAACTTCATCGCGGCATCGCGCCAGGTCTTCACCTGACGCACCCCGTAGACCTTCTGCTGCCGGATCTGCTCAAGCCGGTGTATCAGGTAGCGCTCCGCTTCTTGTCGGTCAGCTGTGCCAGTAGATTCGTAAAGTCGCTCGCCGTTGATTTTCTTGTCGATATGCCAGAGCCCTTTCCTTTGGGAGAGCCCGGTGATCGTTTTTCGCGCCATTGTGTATCTCCTTTCTGGCGCTCGCTGCGGGGCAATTGTTGCTCCGGCGCGCCTTTTTTATCAATCGCTTTGGCGGCCACATAGGACGACGCCCATTCATCGAGTTCCTGCCGGTCAAAACCGACGCCGCGCTCGCCGATGGGGAATTCGTTCACGAAGGGCCGGACGATCAGGTTGAATAGAGCAAGGTTCATGCTCAGGTAAGCTGGTGCCTCTCCCGCTCGAATAAAGCGCGGTGCGAGCGGGAGCTTGTTGGCAGATTTGTTTGCCATAGAGGTACTGCTCCGGGCCGCGCTGGGCGGCGGAAAGGGTTATTCGGCGGTGGCCCGCTGAGCTTTGATTTCTGCGATGAACTCGGGGGGAAGGCGCGCGACATAACCGCCTTGAGACCAAGATAAAGGCCCGGACTTGCGGATCATCTCGTTAACCAGATCGAACGCAGCCATCAGCTGGTCGTCGTTCAGCTCGCCATCTTCTGGCAGGTCGTCGCAAAAGTAATCTGCCGGGTCGATTTCGCGAGGCATATTCGGCTCGCATATGCAAAGCCGAACGTTCTCAGGATCTTCGTCGGACTCAAGCAGGTAATCCCGGAGTGCGTCCGAGTCAAAGAAATATGTGTCGCCGTCGTATATAACCAGCGGCTCGTCCGCCCAATCTTTGATCTCCATCTTCAAGAAACGCTCATCCATGCGCTCCTCTCTGCAGACTTTGCAATAGCTGTTCGTTTCGTGGATCGGGTGCGCTGGATTGTTTTTGCAGTGCCGGTGCGTCGATCCGCAGTAGCGTGCCTGATCTTCGTCCTGACCCCAGAACCTACCGTTTGAGTCGACCCAGCCGCTAACGGTTTGAAAACTGGCCGCTTCTGGGGAATTGAACATCACAATTTTTTCATTGCGCATAGCGAATCCTCGCCCGCCGATCACCGGCAGGCTCTGTAGGGAAGGGGATATCGGGCAGGTGCTACCAATCACTGCTATGGTCCACGCAGCCAGCAGGAGCTGGTGCAGCACCAAGGAGAGGTCATGGAATGCACCACAGCCACGAACGAGGTTTACGGGCCGTATAACGCCAAGCTGGGTCGGCGCGGCGCTGACGGCAACATATGGTCGGGCAGGACGCTCATATTCAGAATCATCGATGACCGGGTCTACTCAATGCACGAGCAGTACCTGGGCCGGCTCAAGTACGGCATGGCTATGACTGACAGAGGAGAGCTGATTTTCATGGTGCGGTAGGCTCAGGTCCTCACGCGCTTGAACTCGACGACCCAGACCCAAGGGTTGCTATTCCAGGAGTCGGCACCGTTGATTGATTCCCACAGTTCCCGCCACGCAGCGGGATACCAGTCGCGATAATTCGGCGATACGTCGTCGCTCGCCAGTTCTGGCGGGCATTCCAATCCTTCCGCCCGGATGTCGCTGCGGGAAATTTCTTGCAGGCGCTCGACCCGCACGTCGGTGATTTCCAGAAGAATGCGGCTTACCCAGCGCGGCATGTGGATGGATGGCCGAGTTTTCCCCGGCGTGATCATCGAGCATCCCGTTTGCCTTGAGGCGCCATCTGCCGGGTACTGGATCGGCTCACCGTGACTCAGCTCTCGCGGCGCGACATCATTTACCTGGGCGTCAGCCTGCCAAGCCTCTCGCACCCATAGACGGTCGCCGGGTTGGCCATACGGGCAGCGCACGATATCTTTGCCGGTCTCCCACCACGAAGTCATAGGCGAGCCTTCAGCACTTGTAGTGTGAGCATTTGGGCTTGGCTGAGGCTTGCAGGCTCGCCGCGTGACCGTCTTCCGGCCTTCCAGGATGGCACGCACCATCGGCGCGCTGAAGAGGATCGGTCTTTCCTTGGCTTGGCTCATGGCGTCACCACCCGCCGCGCCCACTGCACATATGGGCCATCTTCGGTATCGAAAATTCCGAGCATGAACCAGTCGTAGGCCGGTGGTTTTTCAGGCTCCCAGCCGAGGCAGTTGGCTGCGTCTTCCTCCCAGTAGGGGTGCGATTCAAGGTCGGAGTCCATGTGCCAGCCGACCACCATCAGATGCTGACCATCAAGCCAGGCTTTGTAGGCGGCATGGTCTTCATCGAAATCAGGAATGTCTGGGTGATACCAGTAGCCGTACTCGTCGCGAGTGACTTCGACGGGGCCTATCAACTTTTCTTCGGGCATAACTTCGTCCTTGCCGCACACGCGGCTGACATTGAATTGATTGAGAGGGGGTAGTTACTGCGGGGTGTTCGGGCGCACAGGGCAAAAGTGAGGCCCTGTCAAACCCTTGGAGAAGCGCTTTATGAGTTCAAGTATCGGCCTTTCGGCGGTGATACTAGGTTGTTTCGGCACTGCCTGGGCCGCTGTACACCAGCAGATTGGCTTGCTGGTCATGTCTGCCCACCGTTCAGCTTGGCGACTTTATCAAGGCAGGCGTTCCAGCCGCAGTCCGAATTATAATCGGCATCAGACTGGCTTGGATCTTCGTCGCGTCGCTCAGGCAGCACCACCTTCGCCGTGGCGGGCTGGGCGTGGCTGTAGAGCTTTGCCGTGCAGCTCATCAGGTCTGAATAACCGCTTGGCTTACCCATGCGGTGGCATCCTCGGATGATTGGTATTCCTGCCTGACATCCATCGCATTGGTTGCGCTCGGTCTTGCCCTGCTGATCGGCTGGCTGGGCGCGACGATTAAGAATCTCGAATAACTCGGGCCCGAAGTCAGCTATCTGATTAAGTTCAATCAGGCGCTGACGCATACGCTCCAGCAGCTCACGCGACACTCGCACGTCGTTCGGTTCGTTGCTCATGATTTGGGCTCCTTCGCGCTCTGCGCATAACGGGCCTGACGCGCTTTGGAGCAGGCCTTGTGGTTTCCGTGGGAGCGGCACTTGCCGCAGATATCGCATTCGCTCTTTACGGCGAACCACGGGGCAGGGGTTGGCTGTAGCGTTGTGGGGCGGTGGACTTAGGTCATTGGTTATTTGCCGTGATTGTGGTGATAGCCGTTCTGGCTCTCGAATGACTTTCTGGCAGCAGCCGCGGCCAGCAGGCTCTCGTAGCGACCCAGCGTTACGTACCGGCCATTGATGTATGCGTAAGCTCGCCAGCTGGATCGCCTATCCCACATAACCCCAGGCAGGCCGCTTTTATTCGTGATGTTCAGCCTTTGGTTTCGGGAGTTCTGCCTGGCTGATGCCGGCCGAAGATTTCGCCAGCGGTTATCAGCTCTGACTCCATTTATGTGGTCCACCATTTGTGGCGGGAACGCTCCGTCCATGTAGAGAAAAGCCAGCCGGTGAAGACTGTGTCGCTTTCTATCAATCATCACGGTCAAATAACCGCCAGGGTCTGGGCTTCCGGCTACAGATCCGGCGAGTGTCCTGCTTCGGCTTTCGTTCCAAGTGAAAACGCCGGTCATTGGGTCGTAGTGCAGCAGGCGCTTCAGATATTCCTGAGTGATAAGCATGGCTTCGCCTCGCCGGGGTGGCGTGAGTCTTTGAAGTGAGAAGGGGGTCCCGTTTAAGCGGCCGGTATCGAGTCGCGAAACACGTCCATCTGCGCAGCGCCATCCATCCAGGCCGCGTCGATCCGGGCGCGGGCAAGCGCTGCGTACTCCGGGTTCAGCTCGCAGATGATCGACCGGCGACCTTCCTGCATCGAAACCAGCGACGTGGTACCGGCACCGCCGAATGGGTCTAGGACCACGCCACCGCGAGGCGCACCGGCCAAGATGCAGGGCCTGATCAGGTCGGGTGGGAAGGTAGCGAAGTGTGCTTCCTTGAACGCGTGGGTCGCGACGGTCCAGACGCTGCGCTTGTTGCGCGTCGCTGTGTCGTGGGTGCTTTCATCCCGGTCAGGCCGGTGCGTGCCTTTTGACTGGCCGGGAATGGCTTGCTCACGCTTCGAGTCCTCACGCTTGAAGCTGTCCCGCCGCTTCCGTTCAGCGCCATCCTTGTGAAAGGCCCCGTGGCCACCTTCGCCGGTGGACGTATCCCAGCCGGTCGGCACGGTCACCCGCGGGCGGTTCCGCGAGGCTTTGTCTGTGCCGTGACCCCAGCCGACACCATTGTTTGGCGTGGTGTTGCCAGAGCTGGTGCGCTTGCCGCCTTCCGCATTGTCGAAGGTCGAGCCGTTCACGTAGGCCCCGCCGCGGTAACCGTTGGCGTTTCCCTTACCTGTCAGATTGGCGGGCTCTCTGATTGCGTCGCTGTCGTAGTGGTACCGCCGGGACTTGCTTAGCAGGAACAGGTATTCGTGAGCTTTGGTGCAGCGGTCGCGCGTCGACTCCGGCATAGGATTTGGCTTATGCCAGATGATGTCCTGCCGCAGATACCAGCCATCATCCTGCAGCGCGAATGCCAAGCGCCAGGGCATGCCCATCAAGTCCTTGTGTTTAAAGCCAGCGGGTGCTGATCGCCAGCCCGTTGCGCTACCCTTTCCCTTCCATGCTGCGTCACCACGCTCTGCCATGTAGCTTCCGCCCCCGCCACGCCCGCCAGTGGCATAGCTGTCGCCCATGTTCACCCAGATCGTGCCGTCAGCACGCAGCACCCGGCGAACTTCGCGGAACACCTCGACCAGCCGAGCGATGAACTCGGCAGGGGTTTCTTCCAGGCCTATCTGGCCTTCTACGCCGTAGTCACGCAGACCGTAGTAGGGCGGGCTGGTCACGCACGTATGCACGCTTTCATCTGGCAGCGTGCGCATCATGTCGATGCAGTCGCCTACCAGTATCTGGTGGAGCTGGCTCATATCGAATTCCAGGCATGCGCCGCCCTCCGTATCCGGTGGTGGCAAATAGGTTGGGCTAGGGGGTCAGCTCAAGCGGAACTGCTGATCTGGAAAATCCTTCTCAAACTCCGCGAGGATGCTCTCTGCCAGGTCAGGACAGTTCCGAGGTAAGGCCTTGGCGCGATCATCAGTTGTTTCGATACGCTTCCCCACAAAGCAAAGCACGAATGCCCAGCCGTGGGCGGTGAGGACCTGCAGTTTTTGCATGTGATGCTCCCTGCCCGGCGCGGGCTCAGTGGCAAATAGGTTGGGGGTCAGCTATAGGTAATGACCGGCATGGGGCCGGATCAAAGGATGGTTAGAAATGAGTGCAGAACACAGAAAGCTGATAGGTATTCCAGATGGCCACGGCCTCAAACATACTGGCTCCAAGTCAGAGCAACGCAAAGGGCGCGACACAGATATCGATTTCTATGATGAAACGGATGCAGAGGGAAATGTTATCGCCCAGTACGAGGTTCGCGACAGCATGTCGATCTATCCGCCGCAAGGAACGACGCTGAGTTTCAGGAAGCTTTAAGTTGGCGAAACTACCTCGTCGCCCGGATCTTTTTGAATCATCAGCATGCTCTTGCGGTGAAACTCCAGCGCCACGATTTTCGACACTGTGATTTCGTGGCGCGGAACCTCAAGCAGCGGCAGCGCGCGGACCGCTCCGAGCCTGTGCAGGTGGTGAATCATCAGGGTCAGCGCCTCGCCCTGTTCCTCGATGCCTGCCCACTCCATCAGCTCAGCCAGCGCCTGCTTGGTGCCGGGCCGAACCCTGAGCCGCAATTCCTCTTCCTTTGCCTTCTGCCGCTTGAGCGCCGTCCGCTTGTCCCGCTGATTCTGGGTCAGGGCCATTGATCAGCTCCGTGTAGCCGCTGGGCGGCAAGTGAATGTATTGCTGGCGCCTGCCGTGGCGGGCGCGGCTTTGAAGGCGCTTCATTTCGCCGGGCTGCTGGGGTAGTCCAGGCCGTACTTCTGAACGATTCGCCTGATGACGGTGCGGTTGATTCCGGTCAGCTTCTCGGCCTTGAAATGGCTTACGCCCAGGTCGCGCATCCCTTCAATCTGCTTAAGCAGCTTCAGGTCATACTCTTCGTTGACGTACTTCCGGTGATCAGCGCCGTTATAGCGGGGCTTGCGGGGAGGCGGCTCTTTGCGCGGAGGCCTCGGCGCAACCCGGAATGAGCCTAGGTCGCGCACCTGACCGCCACTGCGTTGGAACTCGTTCACGGACTGGGACAGTTCGTAGGATTTGATGCTGTTGGCCTGGATGGCACTCAGTTCGGTAGCGATCATGCTGCCTTACTCCTCAGTTGCTTCTCGTAACCATCAACCAACAGCTTGAATTCCCAGAGGTCCTCTTCAAGCTTTTCGATGTAATCGTCGTCGCGCTTAAGCTCTTTCAGCCAAAGCTGGCGTCCGACCGGGCGGAGCAGGGGGCAATACATCCCGATGTGCCACCACTTCTTACCAGTTATCCACATGCAACCCTGCACCTGGTCAATCACTTCGCTGGCGTCGTTGTCGATATGGAATGACCGGAGCTTTTCGGGCGCCAGGAAGCATTTGTATTCCGAGCCGCCATCTTCGCCGATGAACCCGTCGGCACTTGCGCCGAACGCGCCGTCATCCGTCTTAACAAGGCCAACCTGCTGGACGATGAGGCCGGTCTGAATTTCATGCTCCATGCGCGCCTCGGGCTCCAGTTCGTGGCCTCGGCGCATATGCCATGTTTCGAATCCGCCATCCAGCGGCGCACCGCCGATCCGCTCAACTGCAAGCTCAAAAGCGTAGGTCAGCGCAGCACCGGATGGCTCGCCAACCGTTTCGCCATCCAAGGCCCGTTGCACAACTTCCGCTTTCGGCCCGGCCTTGTAGCCAGCCAGTTCGATAGCTTTTGCCTCGCTTCGACCAGACAGGATGGCGTCGACATATTTCTTTTGCTGAGCGTTCAGCCCGTTCACCTTGGCGCGCGCCGTGCTGAACATGCTTGCGGTGATAACTCCGGCGCGGGCTTGCAGCCACTCAGGCGATCCCTGTGTGCAATTGACGATGATCATGCTGCTGCTCCTGCTTGATGGGGCGCGCTGAACTGCTGCCCGCGAGTCGTTACGGCAACCTTCAATGCCTCATAAAGCTCGGTCGCCGCTTTACTGTCGGTGGCTTTGAGGGCTTGAGAGCACTGAACGCCAGCCCGCCATACGGCGGTCAAGGCCTCTGTGTTCTCAGCGGCGTAAGCCTTTGGAATCCACTCATTCATCAATTCGCCGATGCTTGGCGGCTGGTCGCCGTCGCCATTCCCGTCATTGTCCTCATTCGTCAGAACGACGTTGAAGATCATCATGGTCAGGTAGCGGCGGGCATAGCTGAACGTCGAACCGCTGGCATGCACGCCGGTTTTATTTACACTTCCCTTTATGCCAGCAGCATCAATAGGAAGATCGACGTGATACGTCTTCGTATGACCGGCTTCATGCATGCAGTCGCATACGGTGCGGATATGGCCAACTAAAGGGCTGTCTCCAGTACCGAACGAAAGAGAAAAACCGTGAAGCGTGTAAACCGGGGAGATTTTTCGATCAATCGACTCAAGCGCTGCGTAAGAGCTGTTCGTCTGAGCGTTGAACTTGTCGCGAAATACAGGGCCAATTTCTGATTGCGCTCGCACCATCGCAGCATTGAAGGCTGCGGCGGCGGTCCGATCCGTGTGGCGCTCGTACATTTCCATCATCTTCTGCATCTTGTCTGCATCGAATGCCGGGTCGGTCGCGGCGCGCTGGATCATTGTCAGCATCGCGGTTGATTCGTTGGTGGTCGCCGGGCTGGCGACCTGCCGAGCATCGTTGCGCTCGGCCAGGGCTGATGTGCTCATATCGACCTCAGTATTGAATGGATACCGCTGGAATCTTGCGCTGAGCGATCAGGGTGACCGCTTGGCGTGCGCATTCTTCCGGCATGCCACCCGCAATGAATGCTTCCAGTGCAGCGCGGTTGATCGAAGCCTTGTGCGCCTTGTCGTCTTCGCGGGCTTTTTGCTGGCGCAGTTCTTCGGCCTTGGCGTCTTCCTGGCGCTTCACCTCGGCAAGTCGTGCGCGCTCCACAGCCTCCGCTTGACGCTGCTCGGCGGCGAGGCGCTCCTGCTCGGCACGCTGCATGCCTGCGATGCGGTCTTGCTCGGCCTGAAGCTTCTGGCGTTCTGCCTGCTCTTCCTGCAGTTTGATCTGCAAGCGCTGGCGCTCGGCCTGGTCTTTCAATTCCTGCTCACGCCGTGCAGCAGCTTCGCGCTCGGCCTGGGCTTTCTGCTCGGCCTCCCGCTGCGCCCGCTCTACAGCTTGCCGGGCAATCTCCGCGTCACGCTCTCTCTGCTCGCGCTCAGCCTTTTCGGCATTGAATTTGGCGATCTCTGCCAGCTCCGCTTCGTGCTTGGTGCGGTCTGCCAGCAGGGTGCGCAGGGATGCCAGAGACCGGTCTTTGGCCTGGGCCGCTTCCGCCAGGAACTCTTCCCAACTGTCGTTGATTTCAACCAGCTCCAGATCGGCGATGATCTGCGCGACATTTGCGGCGCTGGGCGTTTCTGCGAACACAGCCAGATCCTTGATGCGCTGGATTCCGTCGTTGTGTGCGTCGATCCGCCTGTCGTTCGCTTCCTCCCAGTCAGTCAGCGGCTTTCGGGTAGCGTCACGCAGGGCGTCCATCTTGGTGACGAACTCGCGCAACTCAGTCTCGACGACCTTGGGCATTTCTTTCAGGCGTTTCAGGTAATCCCGGCCGGGCTTCTCGACGGCGGTCTTCGACTTGCTGACCGTGGCAGCCAGCGATGTGATGCGATCACGACCTTTTCGGGTGCTAAGATCCGGCACCTCAGCGGTGACCTTGGCGGTGACAGCCTGGAGAAACTGGTTCAGGCCGCCAGCGACGTAGATTGCCGGCGCGTTGTCGGCGCTGATGTCGTCAATCGTGATGACTTGCTGTGCTTCAGACATGGTTGCTCCTTGCGCCATGCCGTTGCCGGGGCGCTGCGATTGAATAGGGAAGGGGTTACTGCGTGATGTGCGATGCGTAGGCGCTGGCGAGCATCCAAGCGGTAACGAGGGTCAGGACGACGAATGAGCCTCGCCAGGTATGGATGCGCAGCTGTCGCTGCTTGCGGGTCATGACCGCGCACCCACCGGCCGACGCTTCAGCCAGTCGGCTTTTATCGGGCAGGGCAGGTCTGCAACTCGCATGCCGCATGGGTAGGTGATCGTTCCACGTACGTGAGCGCGGGCTTTCGCCTCGTCGAGCTGCTCGTCGATCAGCGATTTCACGATGGGCTGGCTCATTGCGGCACCTGCTTGCGGAAATTCGCCTGCTGGATCGCGATGGCGATGTCTTTGTAAGCGGCGGATTCCACGGAGCCCAAAATGATCATCAATTCCTTAACCTCCTGCTTTTTCTGATCCTCCTCGATCTGCTCGGCAGTGCGGATTGGGCGCAGGCATTCGGCAAGAATGCATTCGCAGTGGCCAGACTCAAACTGAATAGCGGCCATGCCTAATTCAAAAGAATTTTCAAACGAGGACATAACCTTCGCTGTTTTTCCTATCTGCCATTCATCCTTCTCTATCCAGACGCATTTGCCGCGATGAACCTCAACCTCAGTACCAACAGGCGGCAGGCCTTTGCCATCCCACTGCTGAGGTGCCTCGTGATAAACCCAAGCCCCAGCACCTACTTGGTATTGGCCTTTCGGTGTGATACTGGATGGAATCCACTCTATTTCGCCTCGCTTCACGGTCGCGCCATTGAAGTCAGCAACCATGGCGCCGGTGGTTCCAACGGGCGCCTTACTCCAGTCAATCTTCATGCCGCTCTCCTTGGCGCACACAGAACAGCTTTCCGCTGACGGGCGCAGTAATGGTTGAATTCTTCGAGGGTGATGGCGCCACTCATGAAGTGGGCGGTGATCTGGGCTATAGCCTCAACCCCGGAAGGGTCGAGGCTGTCGTATTCGCCTATGGCGTCGAGCATCTTGTCGATGAGGATGTGCGGGCTCACAGGTCTGCGTCCTCAAAGTCAGCAATGACACCGTCTGCCGCAAGGGGCCGCAAAAGGCCCTCTGCAATTTCAAACAGCTTGCCGCGCGGGTGACCGGTGCCGATCAGGTAACCCGCCAGAGAGCCGCTGGCCCTGCCGAAGAAGTTGGCCAGCACCAGCTGTGCAAACAGGTCTTCCCGGTCTTCACCGTCGATCTGGCGCTGGTTCAGGCGATCCTGCAGGGCGGTCAGGTACTCCGCGTGAGTCACCGACCGCTCGGGATGTCCGCGCCGCTTGACCCTGATGTCAGAGCCGTGAATCAGCAGGTCTGAGCTGTTCTCGACCCAGAGTCGCTGGGGGTTGGTAAGCGCGATATGCGGCGTGCCTGTAGGAGGCAACACCTTTGCTGCTGCGTTCATGATTGCCTCCAGGGTCTGGGTTATGCGGTGCTGGCAGCGTTCTTTGCAGCCAGGGCAATACCGCTTGGCGAATTGCGCAGGGGTATGTTCCAGTTCTTGTTGAAGTCGATCATCGCCAGCGCTGGGGTATCGCCAAAGCCCGCCACGCCAGATTGCAGGTCTTCCCCGTACAGCGCGCACCACTGATTGCCATCGACACTCAGAGTTGGGCGGTAGAGAACCGACGGCTCGGTCTGATAATCAGCAATTGCCGAAAAGCTCTGCTGCGCGTGGTGGGATATCGACTCGCATGCCATATGGCTGTGTTCGTCGTTCATGTCATTTCCTCTTGCTGAGTGGTGAACCCCTTCGACTGAACACTCAAGAACGGATAGAGGCCATACAGGCACCGGAGAGGGTTCAGTCGGAGAGGTTCGGGGTGTGGGAGGGTGCCGCACGTGCGGGCAGGGCGGGATTAAGGAGTTACCGCCACATCTTTCAGGGTGGTTTGAGTCATCCCCTGCCTGACTACCGGCGTGATGGGGTTAGGCTGCGAGCCTGTCCATGCGCCGGGTTTGGTGGATGCAGATGGCCGGAGCTGATCCCGGCATGACTATTAGCGGCCTTAGTGACACCGGAGTTTCACCGGGGCGAAGGTTTCAGCCGCTTATTCTTGGACTCGCCGTGGCCATCTGGGCGCTTACTCACTTTACCGGCCACGATTCCCGCGATCCCTCAGGTCTTACACTTGCCGGTTAGCCCGGCTATTCATCTGCTTTGTTGCGGTGATGCAGGGGGCCGCTTTCGCGGTGTGTACTCATCCGCATCGGGGTGTGATTTGGTAGGGATTCGAACCCAAAAGCATTACGTCGATTTCGGCAGCGCTACCTAGTCGACCCCACCCCGCACGCAGGGCGCCCCTGATCCTCCGAGGCAAACTCCAAATCACACCCCGATGCGCTCTCATAGAGAGGATCGGGCAGTTTTCGTCAGGCTGACGCTGGCGCTGGTTGTTCAATAAGGCTTTTCGACCTTGCCTTGGTCTTGCAGGCTTTTTATGTGAAACAGACCGTCCAGCATGCAGTCCATTTGTTTGGCCAATTGGATGCGAAGGCCGTCTTTCAGGGCGCCCGACACGTTGCGCACGCTCTGGGTCATTTCCTTCGTGAAGTCTTCGGCGCAGACCTGAGTCATGATGTATTCGGCTCGGGTGACTGTGTTGTAGTCGCTCGTTGCGGCCTTGCCTGTGCGGGGCTCTACCTTGGCCGACCAGTAAGCGTTCACAGTCTTCTCCAGCTCTTTGCGAATGGTCGTTGCCGGACCTTCTGGCTCGCCCCAGGTATTTACCCGGCGATACTCGCGCTCGAAAGATCCGTTTATGGTTTCGTTGATCGCTACCTCAATCTGCGCAGTTACGCGCTCATTGAAGATTTTGTCGATGCGCTTCTTGAGTTCAGCAGCGACCATGCCGGAAAGGTCATCGCCATCGCGAATTAGCTCATCAGATACCTTGGCTACGATTGCGGTTTTCAGATCGTCTTCGTTGATGTTGAGCATTTTGTGACTCCCGTTGATTTCCAATGCCGCCTCATAGAAGCGGCATCAGTAAATCTGTGGGTGCTGCACCGCGACCCGCTACTGGCGTCGGTCGCGGTTTGCTGCGTAAGCGATAGTTGTCTCTCCCTTCTGCCGCTGGGATTCGCGGGGCGCATTGCTTGCCGGGTCATTCACTCGGTTCTGGCGTTTCACCATCGTCAGCCGTACAGGGTTCTCCCTGTCGTGGGCAGCCTTTCGGGGCTGTCTGATCGCCGGTCGCCGGTAGAGGCAATGCGGTCTGTTGTTTGTTGCGCAGGCTGTTAAAGAGCGGTTCGATCCGCTGGGCCTGTTGAGGGGCTGTTTCGCGTCTCGATGGGTGAACTATCACGTATTGTGTTTATTCAGTCAACACGTTTTGTGATTTATTTTCACGCGCCCACAAAAAAACCCGCTCAGTTGCGGGCTGCGTCAGATCGGGAGGGGAGGTTCAGGAATGAAAAAGCCCGGCGCTAGGACCGGGCTCAAATTACCAGATTAGAAGTCAAACCTGATCGGAGCCTGTAATTTGCAGACCTCCGCAGTGTAGCTTTTCGCCATCAAGCAAAAGATCCAGCGTTATTTTTCCAGGCTTCTCCACATGCATAGGAGACAGGGTTGCCATCAGCTGGACCATGTAGAAGCGACCATCCCCAAATTTAGAGGTCTGCTCAATGATCGAGTTTATCTGCTCCTCGCCCATGTCTATCTTGAAAATCTCAGAGTCATCATACGAGCCCGTGAGGGACAGGGTCTTAAAAAGCGCCTCCTTGGGAGTGGAGACCGATAAAACAATGCACAGCTTTGGCAAGGAGCACGGGAATACTGGCGTCCCTAGCTGGCCGCTATAGATACCCATCAGCGAGATTTTGTTTCCGTCCTCATGCCGAATGTCATCGCAGTAAACTGCGTGGGCATATCGCATTATTTCAATTCCTTTTGTGAGTTTATTGATCTCTGACGATCAATCATTCCTGGTAAACATCCGAATTCAATATCTAGAGCAGCACACAGCTTGACGGCAGTAGACAGCATCACGTCATTACCTGACTTTTCAAGGTTGGCAATGTGAGGCTGGCTCGTTCCTATCAGGCTGGCCAACTGTTTCTGCGACAGACCTTTCCTTAGGCGCGCGGTGCGAAGAGTTTCAGCTTCGCCAGGGTAGAGGAAATCTGATGCCCAAGCCCCAGCGTCTGCCATATCCTGAGCATTCCTCGGATCAGCTTCCAGCTCAGCTAAAAGGTTGTCGAAGTCGGTATGATTCGAGTTGTGGTTTGGCGTCGGTGGGCTGAATTTTAATGCCAGCACAGCGCCTACATTCGACGTTGTCCGCGCAGGCGGAGGTGAATCCTCACCAGAATTTGTCGACCAGTTCTCGGTAGGAATTGGCAATGCGAATAGAGATTGGGTGGCTAAGCTCATAGTTGAACCTTTCATCATGAATAGCGCCGAAATCGGCTTTTTCAACAATTGCCAAAATTTGGTACTGATTTTCTCTGGGGAAGAAGGCGCTGATTATCCTGTACCCCAAAATCTCATCATCAAAAAACCTAAGTCTCCAAAGGTTCATATTGGCTTTCTGTGCAGCTCCCCAGGGCCGGTGTTGAATTTCGCGGTCCTTGGTTTAGGCCAGGCAGGGCTTCCTCCCCAATCAACCTGGCTAAGCCGATCCAATGCATCTTGGTCTACACGCAACTGACCAAGGACCTGGACCAGCTTCAGGCCAGCTGACCTATTGGTGGCGATGATTTGCCTAAGGTCGCCTGACGCGTCATCGTGAATGATGAGTGAGTACAATATATCTTCCTTAGTATATTTCTACAACGACCTTGTCGCAGTTGTTTTTCTACAAATCCCCGCCGCGCCAGATTACCCGGCGTGTCACGCGAATTTTGTGAGCGACCTGACCACCACCCCAATGATCTTGCAGTCATCCGAGCACTGCACAGTGGGGTAGGCCGGGTTCAGCGGCTTCAGGTATCTGACCCCGCCGTCCTCCACCAGCTTCTTGAATGTCGCCTCATTGCTGTCGGCCAGCTTCGCGATCACCAGTTTGCCTGGGCGAACGTCAGCCTCTGTATCGACCAGGATCTGCGAACCTTCAGGGATAGAAGGGGCGGACGTGGATGTCATCGAATCGCCTTTGACCTCCAACCAGAACGCCGGGCCTTTCGCCTTGTAGTCCGAAATGTCGTACCGATCTGAGAAACCATCCGGAAATGGCTGGACCGCTTCAGACCAGGTGCCCGCAGTTACCCAGCTCACAACCGGGTAGCGGTACATCTGCTCTGGCTGGGCGATCATCGCAACGTTGGATGGTTCTGGTATTTGAGCTTTCGATGCCTCGAAATCTTCTCCGATAAGTAAAACCCCGTAAGGAACTCCCAGCGCCTTAGCCATCAACTCGATGTCGCCGAGCGTTGGCTCGCGCGTACCTGATTCGTAGTTCCCCACGCGTGATTGAGAGCTCCAGCCGCACAGTTTGGCCAGCGCGGCTTGCGATTTTCCTGCCGCATTGCGCAAGCGCTGCAGCCTTTGTCCGAGAGATTCATTCATAGCGTGGAATTCTAATCACGATATGAAATGCCCGTTCTCACTTATTGTGTTTGCCTTTAACACGATACGTGTTTATCCTTCGATCAATTATGGAGGAAACCCGATGAACCACGTCCGAATGATCCGAGAAAAAGCTGGCGTGACCCAGGCAGCGCTGCGTCGGGCGCTCGGTTGGAATCAATCACGTCTTGCGAACTATGAGTCCGGCCTTCGCAGTCCAGGCCTTAGCGAAGCTCGCCTAATCGTCCTTGCGCTTAATCAGCTGGGCGCTATCTGCGCTCTGGACGACGCATTCCCCCCAGAAACAGAAGCTTTAACCGCCGCTTAAACCCATTCATCAGCCACAGGAGCAACACATGTACGCCGATCAATCCCACAAGCGCGATACGCCACGGAAGGTGCGCTTCAACAAAACCCTTGACCGAATCCTGCATCGCGCTGCGGAGCGGGCCGAAATGCAACACGCCACCTATCTGTACGAAATGATCGAGTGGGCGGTTGAAAACGGGGCAATCGAAGCGCTGAGCAAGGAAGACAAGAAGTCTAGCGCTGCATAGAGGCCCTTTGGAGGTGACTGGTGACTGAAATTGATTATGAGCACCTGACTGATGGTGCCAAGCGGCGGGTTGCGGCCTTTGCACTTAGCAAGGGCTTGAGCATCGCCGAGGCGCTCGAGGCAATAGCCATCGAGTTCCTGGCAATGGGAGGTCCCTCTCAGATGAGGCGACCGAAAGCCAAGTTGTACCAATTAGCCCCTAAAGAGGGCCTCAAACGTGACTAACACCAACCCCAAATCGCAGGCACAAAAAAGCCCGGTTCACGGCCGGGCTCTTTCAACAACGCTTGCTGCAAAGTTCTGGAGCGAATAATGCCCATTTCCCAACACGTCGTCAACTATGACCGTCCGCGCCACGAAATTGCACCTTCGCAAAACGTGGCGTCTCGTAAACCAAGGCTGGTTAGAGGGGTAGGGCATAACGATGCATCTTACCCTGTCTACGGATACTCGAACGCAAACGGCCGACAGAAAAGGCTTTGGATATGCCCGTTCTACGCAGCATGGAAGGACATGCTTGAGCGGTGCTATAGCGAAAAATTTTTGAACCGATACCCGACTTATCGAGGCTGCTCTGTCGAGTCGTCGTGGCTGTCGCTTTCCGTATTCAGCGAATGGATGTCAAGACAGGATCATGTCGGGAAGCATCTGGACAAAGACATCTTGTCGCCTGGCAACAAGATATATTCCGCTGAAACCTGCGCATTCATTTCTCCACAGCTCAACAACTTCCTGACCAATACGTCATCGATTCGCGAGGGCCTTCCTACTGGCGTGAGTAAAACGACCATCGGGAGATTCTCTGCGCGCTGCCGAAACCCATTCACTGGGCATGACGCTCACATCGGGATGTTTGATAACCCGGAATCCGCTCACGATGCCTGGAGGGAGCGAAAGCACTTCCATGCTTGTGCTTATGCAGAACTGCAGTCTGATCATCGAGTGGCCCAAGCTCTGCGTCAGCGGTATCAGCCTATAAATGGAGGTGCCGCTTAATGGCCCGCGCACGCAACATCAAACCTGCGCTGTTCAAGAATGAAGTACTTGGCGTAGCCGACCCTATGGCGACCCTTCTTTTTGAGGGGCTTTGGCTGCTGGCTGACAAGGCTGGTCGACTGGAGGATCGCCCGCTACGCATCAAGGGTGAGCTCTTTCCGTACCGCGACGGCGTCGATATTGAGGGTCTGCTGCAGTTCCTTGCCAGCGAAGGCTTCATCACTCGCTACAGCGTTGGTGCAAAACGGTACATCCAGGTGGAGAACTTCGACAAACATCAGAACCCGCATCGTAATGAACCGGAGTCAGTTATCCCTTCTGTATCAGAGGGTTGTATCACTACCGATTTTGGCGGAACTACTTCTGCCATTATCGGAAGCGCTCGGGCTGATTCTCTGATTCCTGATTCCCTTAACCTGATTCCTGATTCCCTCACCACGCCGACGCCTGCGGCATCGTCGCCGCCGAGTGACGATCTGTTCCCGAAGTTCTGGAAGCTATACCCGAACAAGAAGGGCAAGGCAGCTGCCGAGAAGGCGTGGAAGAAACTCAAGGTCACTGATGACCTGTTCACCCTGATCGCCCACGGCTTGGCCAAGCAATGCGCGTCTATGGCCTGGACCAAGGACGGCGGCCAGTTCATCCCGCACCCGGCCACCTGGCTCAACGGCAAGCGCTGGGAGGACGAGGTTCAGCCTGCCAGCAACGTGCACCAGTTCCCGATGCGCAGGCAGGTCAATGGTCCTGACTTCGACGATACATCGTGGTCCGACGATCTGGGTGACCTATGACTCAGGTCAAGCCAAAGCCGCCGCAGAGCGCCACACAGCTCATGTCGAGGATGGGGAATCTTCCGCCTGTCATCCCATTCGTTAAAAAGGAGCTTCCGCCCGGCACCGTAGATGTTGTCAACGCCTTGTTCCGTGAGCTGCAGGCAATCTTTCCAGCCTGGAAACAGGCATGGCCGGACGATGCCGCGCTGCAAGCCGCAAAACGCAGCTGGATCAAGGCGTTCATCGTTGCTGGCATCAACAGCCTTGAGCAAATCCGTTACGGCCTGCAGAACTGCCGCCAGAACGGAAATGACTTTGCGCCCAGTGTCGGCAAGTTCATCAAGTGGTGCCAGCCGACTCCGGAGATGCTGGGCATCCCTTCTCACGACAAAGCCTTTCGCGAGGCACTGCTAAACCTGCACCCATCACGTCGCACATCACGCCAGTGGACGCATGAGGCCGTGCGTCACGCCGCTCTGCAATGCGAGATGCACAACCTTGCGGATTTGACTTCGGAGAAGGCCAGCAAAGTTTTTGACCGGGCCTACGACATCACCATCCGCATGTTGGTGCAGGGCCAGGCGCTGGAAGACATCGCGACCGGCATTGGTCACGACAGCCAGAAAACTGAACTGGAGTTGGCAGAAGAAATAACCGAGCGAGTAGCCATCGAGCTGATCGCGCGACAAGGAATCCCGGTAGACGCAGCCTCAGCGCGCGCTCTGCTGTTGGCGAGAATTGGTAGGAGGGCGGGGCAGTGAGCAACGACAAGATGCGTGAAGAGTACGAAGCATGGGTTCTCAGCGAATTCCCGAACCAGCACATGGGCCAATTCGCCGATGGCGAGTATCACAGCACGACGCTCCAGTATTGCTGGATGGCATGGCAGGCAGCCCGCATCCCCTCTGGAGTGATCACGGCAACTGCATGGCGAGTAATCGACGCAAGGGGTAAGCGCTTCACCGTCTACAACAAGGATTTGGCGTTAGCCATCAGCGAGGCGGGACTACACGTGGCTCCGATGTGTGACGTTCCGCCAGAGGGCTGGGAGTGCAGTCGCAGTTCCGGTCATGAAGGGCCTTGCGCAGCATACGAGGTGAAGCCATGAACCGCGCAAACCCAGCAAAGCTTCGTCATTCGCGCCAAATGGCGCACGCCCTCGCGAAGTCCGGTATCGGCTTTGTGTGCATGCCCGTGGTGGACGAAGCCGACGGCAAAAACCTTGATGACCAGGCCCAGCAGCGCCTTGAGCGCATGGCATTGATCGCGGAATCAGCGGAGAGACTGGCATGAGTGAAATAACCAAAGCAGTGATCGGCATGCCCTTTGAAATGGCAATGGAGAGCGAACTGTCGAGAAGGCAGTTCCATTCCAGGGCTCAGGCTCTGCTATCCGAGAACGAAGCATTGCGCGGCCTGTACCAGATGCACAAGCAGACTGAAACGCGTGAGATGCGTGACCTCAAGGCCGAAGTCGCAGGCCTCAAGACCGGCTACGAAGCTTACGAGCGGGTGAATGCTGAGTTGCGGGCAGAGTGCGAGTCGCTGCGCAATCGACAGGGCTTTTCCGATGCCTTCTACGAGGTGTCCGGGTTGCTTGGTGTGACTGGTGCTCGGCCTGAAGCGCCGCTGGTAGTTTTCAGGCAGGAAGTTGTGCCGGCGCTGCAAGCTGTTATCCGAAACTCCAGACGCTACGAATGGCTTCGCGATGGCGCTGGCTACTGCGACACCCGAGATATACCGGGCATGGCTCCAGAACGCATGGATGCTTTCATTGACGCCGCCATGAGCAAGGGGGCCGACCAATGATCCTCACCTGGGAGCAACTTCTAACCCTGCTCAACACCGCCAAGGTTCTGCATAACGGCCGTGAAGGCTATTCGTTCTTGGGGGTGGCTCATGACTGAGTTCATACAGTTCGCATTCTGCGTTGCGGTCTTGTACTGCGTGGTAGACACGCTGATTTATGCACTGAGCTGGCTGTTTGGAGTGTGCGCATGACTGAGTTCCTTATGCGGAGCATGGCCGACGCCAACCGCCTGCTGGGCCACCTGCAGGCTCAAGACTTCACCAAGCCCAAGAAGATCGTGATCAAGGATCAGGACCGCAGTGGGGAGCAGAACAAGAAGCTCCATGCCTCGCTGACCGACATCGCCAATCAGGTCGAGCACGCCGGGCGAAAGTGGGACGTGCTGATCTGGAAACGACTGCTGACCGCTGCCTGGCTTCGTGAGGCTGGTGATCAGCCGCAACTGATACCAGCGGTAGACGGACACGGCTTTGACGTCGTGTACGAGCGCACAAGCAAGCTCACCGTTGCGCAGTGCGCGAGCTTGTTGGAATGGATCGCGGCATTTGGTGCTGAGCACGATGTTCGGTGGAGTCAGAAAGACTTGTGGGAGGGGCGGTACTGATGGGCGCATTTGAGATGTTTTGGGTCGTTGCATTCATTTTCATCATTATTGGCTTGATCGCTGGCCACTTTCTTGAGGTTCGCCGCAGCAGGTCCATCGAAGAATTTGAGCGGAAGCGCCGGGACCGAAAGGCCGAAGTAGAGCGCGCCGCGAGGAAGTCTTTGTGAACCATCAATTCAAGCCGGGCGACCTGGCGCTGGTGATCAATCACACATACCCGCCAGTGATCGGCACATGCGTCGAGCTGATAAGCCGCCATCTGGTGAGTCCAGTGGGTCGCAAAGACCCGATGGACCCGGGGGTTTATGAGCAAGAAGGTGGTGATCCTGTATGGGTCGTGAGTGATGACAAAGCCATCGTTTGGGAAAAGTGGCTGATCCCCTTGCGCGGCGACTTCGCCCCAGAGCAGCAGAAAGCCAAGGAGGCCGAGCCATGCGCGTAAGCCTCCAATCCAAAACCCCCAAGCCGAAGAAGTGCCGCGTACCTGAGTGCGGGGCCTCATTCGTCCCGCAGAAGCTCGGGCAGGCGGTGTGCAGTCCGGCGTGCGCGATCATTGATGCGCCGAGGAACCAGGCCAAGGCTCGTAAAGCGCTGGCTCAGGTTGAGCGTTCCGAGATCAAGGTGCGCAAGGAGAAGCTGAAGTCTCGCAGCGACCACATGAAGGACACCCAGCAGGCGTTCAACGAGTGGGTTCGTCACCGCGACATGGGTGAGCCGTGCGTGAGCTGTGGACGGCATCACAACGGTCAATGGCACGCAGGCCACTACCGATCCGTCGGTGGGCACCCGGCGCTCAGGTTCGAACCGCTCAACGTCTGGCGACAGTGCGCGCCGTGCAATACGCACAAGTCTGGCGACCTGGTGAATTACCGGGCTGAGCTGGTGCGCCGCATTGGCATCGTGAACGTGGAATGGCTCGAAGGGCCTCATGAGCCCCAGAAGTACACCATCGACGAATTGAAAGCCCTTACAGCCAGGTACCGGGCACTGACCAGAGAATTGAAAAAGGGGCAAGCAGCATGAAAATCCACTCAGCACGTCAGGCGTGGCATGACTGCACCTACATTCCGGCTCCTGGCCAGTCCTCTGACGTCGTTCAGCTCGGCGTGGTAGTGCAGGGCACAGAGCGAGGTCCAACGGCAAACCACGCCATGCACAGCGCACTGGCTGGGCATATTCAGTCGGCTATTGCCAAGCTGCACCCTCAGGTGCGTGTGTTCGGCGAGTACATGTATGCCGCAAACCGTGATGACGATATCCGCGAGGCCGCTGAAGACGTCGTGTTTGGCATGGTCATGTCCAAGTCCAAGCGCATGACGGCCGGCAAGCGGGAAAAGCTCGAGTATGTGGTGAAGGGCGTCATGCGACGGTATCGCTACATGCACCAGGGCGGGCAATCGGCCAACGACGATCCGCTGATCAAGCCAGAAGCGTTCCGGTCTTGGCTTATGGGGGAGTTCGGCGTGAGGTTGGAATCCTGCAACTGGGACCGGGATTGGGAGTGCTTTGTGCGCCTGTCCTTCGACTGCTGTGAGGACCTGGATCGCATGGCTTTAAGCCCGATTGGAGCAGTAATTTATCAGATGAGAGAAGCTGCTTGACTTCCCGTGCGGCTGAGGGCATCATTTTGCCATATTGAGTATTTTGCCTACGGCAACTCGCTCAGGAAACACCGAAAGCCCGGCCTAAAAACCGGGCTTTTTTTGTGTCCAGATTTCCCCAATGCCCTCCATGCCTCTCGCCTCGGCGATGCACCACTTGAGAGGGACTCTTTCGTACCTCGCACCTCATTGGCCGCCCTGACGGCCCTTTTTATTCCGGAGTAAAGATGGACCCAACCGACCTCGGCCCAGGCACAGCTACCTGGCTGGGCGGTACGGGCACAATCCTGCTGGGTGGCTTCCTGTGGTTGAGGAAATTCCTCTCCAGGGACGCGACCGACCGCGCCATGGACAACGCCGATATCGGCACAGTCCGACGGCTCAACGAACTGCTCGACTCTGAACGGGTTGCCCGCAAAGAGGCTGAGGCCAGAGCCGATCAGTTCGCTAAAGAACGTAACGAGCTGGCTGCCGCAGTCGGCCGGATGGAAGGAAAGGTCGAAGCCCTCACCGGCCATGTTGCTCAGCTTACCGAGAAGGTCACCAGCCAAAGCGCTGAGATCGCTCGTCTGCGTGCACAGCTCGGAGGTATCAACTGATGGAAAGATGCGCAATTGATTTCATCGCTCGCCGCTGGTGGCGCCGGGTGGAGGTGTGGGTGATTGCCTCACTTCTGGTAACCGGCTCGTTCGCGCTGGGCTTCGGTGCCTCGCAATGGTCGCTTGCCAGTTGGTACAGCGCCCAGGTCGCCGAAGTGCGCCGGGGTTACGACGAGGCCACCGTTCAGCGCGACATGCGACTGAACAAGCTGGCCAAGACCGCGACCGATGCAGCGGTAAAGGTTGAGGGTGCGGCAGGGAAGGCCACGGAAGCGGCAGAGGTGGCCAGTAAGGCAGCAGACAAGGTCAACGAGGCGGTAGAGCGGCAGACGCCGTAACGCGCCACAGATTCAGACACTGCCATTTCGTGGCGCGGAGTGACCATGGCCAAGAAGAATTGGATGGTCACCACGCCCTGCCACAAACCATTCCCGATGATACTTCTTGAGTGCGCCCTTGATCACGACGGCGCGCTTGCCTTTGCCCGGTCGATCTGGCCGCGCTGCACAGTGGAGTAGAGCAATGATTCGTCCGATGCCGCCAGCCAATCTGCTGAGGGAGTCGGAAGATTCAGATGTGTTCATGCGCCTGGTGCCAGCCAAGGACGTATGGGGATGGATTCAAAGCGAGATCCTTGCCGACACCGGCAGCATTCACAACGAGGACCACGCCCATCTGATCGATGCTGACATCTGCATCATGTGGGCCTCGTCTGCATTCACGAAGCAGGGGCGCACGGTGCTGGGCCAGGCCGAACAGGTTGCGTTCCGTGCCGGTGGTTGGCAGAAGGCACGAATGGAACAGCAGATGCGTGACTGGTTCGGCTACGTACCGAGCTACATCATCACCCTGGCCGCCGATTACTGCTCACAGTGTAGCGATGCCGATTTCTGTGCATTGGTCGAGCATGAGCTTTACCACATCGCCCAGGCAGCCGATCAGTACGGCGCGCCCAAGTTCACGCAAGACGGATTACCCAAGCTTGAGATGCGTGGTCATGACGTTGAAGAGTTCGTAGGCGTGGTCCGTCGCTACGGGGCAAGCTCAGACGTTCAGCTGCTGGTCGACGCTGCAAACAAACCTGCCGAAGTCGGCAAACTCAATATTTCAAGGGCTTGCGGAACCTGTCTTCTCAAGCTGGCCTGAGGATAGACAGCAATAGACGGAACCCTACCCTATGGCAGCCCTGAGCAGCGAGGTGAAGGCCTTCATCGTTCAGGCGTTGGCCTGCTTCGATACACCCTCACAGGTGGCAGAGGCCGTCAAGCGAGAATTCAATATCGAGGTGAGCCGCCAGCAGGTGGAGTCACACGACCCCACCAAGCGATGCAGTAAGACCCTGGCCAAGCGTTGGGTGGATATGTTCCACGACGCGCGTGAGAGGTTTCGCCACCAGACGATTGACATCCCCATTGCTAACCGGGCCTACAGGCTTCGGGCCATGGGCAGAATCATCGAGAAGGCAGAGAGCATGAAGAATCTGTCTCTCGCGCTACAGGTGCTTGAGCAGGCGGCAAAGGAAACGGGCGACGCATACGTGAATCGTCGCGTAGAGCCTGATAAGTCGCTGGACGACGAGATCAAGCGCCTCAACATTCAAAAGCTTCAGCGCGAACTGGAAGACCCAGATAAGGGGCTCCCCGAGCCGAAACGAGTAATCATCGGGGTGGAAGATGCAACCGATCCTGATGCTGAATAAGCCTCAATTCGAGTTCATCAAAAGCCACAACAAGTTCATGGCCTTCGTCGGAGGCTACCGCAGCGGCAAGACCTTCGTAGGCTGCGTGCGGATGTGTATCAACGCGCTGGAGTTCCCAGGCATACCGCAAGGCTACTTTGCTCCGACCTATCCGCAGATCACTGACATCTTCTACGACACCCTGCCGGGGGTCGCTGAGGCATTCGGTCTGTTCGCCGATATCGTTGCCAGCAACAAGCGTGTCTACCTCCGGGACAAGAAGGGCAGGTGCCTATCGACCATCGTCTGCAAGAGCATGGAGCACCCGCACCGCATCGTCGGTTTCAACATCGCGCACGCGCTGGTCGATGAAATCGACTGTATGCCGATCAAAAAGGCCGACAGCGCCTGGAAGAAAATAATTGCGCGGATGTCCACGGTTTGGCCTGGCCGCGACATGAACACCATCGACGTGACCACCACGCCCGAGGGCTTCAACTGGGTCTATCGCAAGTTCGTCAAGGAGCTGGCATCTGACCCTACGCAACGCCAGTTCTACGGAATAGTGCACGCATCGACGCGGCAGAACGCCAAGAACCTGCCGAAGGACTACATACCGTCACTTCGCAAGTCCTACCCGGACAACCTGGTGGACGCCTACATCGACGGCTTGTTCGTCAACCTGACGTCCGGCAGCGTGTACCCCAACTTTGACCGACGTCTGTGCCACACGGACGAGACGATCCGGCCTGGCGAGCAGCTTCACATCGGCATGGACTTCAACATCAACCGGATGGCGGCAACGATTCATGTCATTCGTGACGGCCTGCCTCGGCTGCTTGAGGAAGCGACATCACTTTTCGATACGCCGGCCATGATCATCGAGTTGAAGCGCCGATTCCCTGGCCACAGCATCACGGTCTACCCGGACGCCAGTGGCAAAAACCGAAAATCGGTCAATGGCAGTGAGTCAGATCACAGCCTGTTGCGTGCTGCGGGCTTCATGGTGATGGTCAACCCATCCAACCCTGAGGTGCGAGACCGGGTGCTGGCCGTGAACGCCATGCTCCTTAACGGCGAGGGTCAGCGTCGATACCGGATCAACACCGATAACTGCCCGATCACCACTCAGGTGCTTGAGCAACAGGCCTATGACGACAAAGGCCAGCCCAACAAAGACGGCACTGAAGACCCGATCGACGCATTGGGATACTTCATTGTCCAGCGCTTCCCGATTGCGGGCGGCTACACACTCGCAAACGTGAGCGACTCATGAGCGCAATAAGCTACCTCAAGGACAGCCTGCAGAACCTCGTCGCTGGACTGGGTACTGCGCGCGACAAGGCGTCCCACTCGCACTACATCGCCAATGAACTGGACGACCAGCAGCTGCTGAACGCCTTCCGCAGTTCATGGACAGCCCAGAAGGGCGTCACAATCCCTGCTGTGGACGCGTGTCGCAACTGGCGAGCCTGGCAGGCATCCAAGAGCGAGATCGAGCTGATAGAGGCTGAAGAGGCCCGCCTGAACGTACAGGGCAAGATTCTTGAGGCCCTATTGAAGGCCCGTCTGTTTGGTGGTGCTGCTGTGTTCATCGGCACCGGAGAGCGGGATACGTCGTCGGCGTTGAATCCAGATCGACTGGTCAAGGGTGGAATCAAGTACCTGACGGTGATGACTCGCCGCCAACTGGCCGCTACCGAGATCGAGCAAGACCCGCAGAGTGACCGCTTCGGCTGGCCAAAGGCTTACCGGCTGCCAGGCTCGAACGTCGAGATTCACCCGTCACGCCTGGTGATCTTCATCGGCGTGCGCCATCCCGATCCTGAGCTGGCTATGGGCACCGCTTTCGGCTGGGGCGACTCTGTGCTGTTATCGGCCATGCCTGCGGTTAAGCACTACGACGAGACGGTGGCCAACGTCGTGAGCCTGGTCTACGAGGCCAAGATCGACGTCATCAACATTCCCAATCTGATGACCAGCCTGCACGACAAGAATTACGAAAAAAGCCTGCTGGAGCGCCTGAGGCTCGCAGCGACCGCCAAGGGCATTAACGGCACGCTGATCCTCGACGGCACAGAAACTCACTCGTCCAAATCGGCCAGCTTCGGCACGCTGCCAGATGTGATCGCCAAGACCGAGCAGGGCGTCTGCGGTGCATTCGATATTCCGGGCACTCGCATGTTCGGCCAGTCCTCGACCGGTCTGGGCGCCAACGGCGAAGAGAACACCCGCAACTACTACGACAACGTCGCGTCACGCCAGAAGCTGGAGATCAAGCCAGCAATGAGCGTGCTGGACGAGTGCCTGATTCGTTCCGCGTTGGGCGGCAGGCCAAAGGAAGTGCATTACGCCTGGTCGCCACTGTGGCAGGCCACAGCCAAGGACAAAGCCGACATCGGAAAGACCACGGCCGACACCATCAAATCGCTGAAGGATTCAGGCCTGTTCCCGCCTGAGGCTCTATCCAAAGCCTCAGTGAACCTGTTGGTCGAGCTGAGCATCATGCCCGGCCTCGAAGCGGCCATTGATGATTTCGGCGATGAGCTGGATGAAGAGGACGATATCGTTCCGGGCGCTGAGGATATTGGTGCTGCTGACCAACCTCAGGGCCGCAAGGCGCTGGCTGATGCGGCACCGCGCACGCTGTATGTGTCGAGAAAGGTCGCCAACGCAGACGACATTATCTCCTGGGCCAAGTCGCAGGGTTTTGAGACCACGCTGCCCGAGGAAGATTTGCACGTCACCATCGCCTACAGCCGCAACCCGGTTGACTGGATGAAGGTCGGCGAATCGTGGTCTGGCGATGGCAAGGGCCAGCTGAAGATTGCACCAGGTGGCGCAAGGCTGATCGACAAGTTTGGCGAAGGCGCCGTGGTGTTGCTGTTCAACAGTTCCGAACTGGCTTGGCGACACGTCTCCATCGTTGAGGCTGGCGCCTCTTGGGACTGGCCGGACTATCAACCCCATATCACCTTCACCTACGAACCTGGCAGCGTCGATGTCGCCAAGGTCGAGCCATACCGTGGCGCGATCGAGCTGGGTCCCGAGATATTCGAGGAGCTCGCACCATGATCTTCACCGACTCCGTGCCAGTCACGGGAGTGAGGCGCACCGAGGACGGCTACCTTGTCGCCGAAGCGCGTGTCGCGCGTACCGGTATTCAGGACTACCTCGGCACCGAGATTGACCCTGACAACCAGCATGGCCTGCGGGACAAGCCGATCGTTCGCGTGTACCGACCAGAAAGCGCGGTGTTCCACGCTGACGCCATGCATTCCTACGCGTACCGGCCCATGACCAACGGCCACCCGGGTGGCAACGGCGTCAACTCCAAGAACTGGAAGGACGTCGCCATTGGCCAGACAGGTGGCGAAGTGGTCCGCGATGGTCAGTTCGTTAAGGTGCCACTGGTGCTGATGGACGCAAAGGCCATCGAGGACTACGAGTCAGGCAAGCGTGAGCTATCCATGGGCTACGGCGCAGAAGTCGTGTTCCAGGATGGCGTAACCGGCGAGGGCGAGCAGTACGACTGCTACCTGGGCCCCATGAAAATGAATCACCTCAGCCTTGAGCATCGCGCTCGCGGCGGCATCGATCTTCGCATCGGTGATTACAAACCAGAAAACCCCAAAGGAGGCCATGACATGGCTGATTCACTGCGAAAACTCCTTGTCGACGGCATCTCCATTGATGTCACCGAGCAAGGCGCACAGGCCATCGAGAAGCTTGCCAAGCAGCTCAACGATGCCGCCAGTGCAACCAAGACCCTGACTGACGCGCACGCTACTGCGATTGCGCTGAAGGACGGCGAGCTGGCCAAGAAGGACGCCGAGATCGACGATCTGAAGGCGAAGCTGCTCAGCGATGCTGACGTCGACAAGCGTGTCACGGCGCGTGCTGACCTGATCAGCAAGGCCAAGACCATTGCCGATGCGGACTACACCGGCAAAACCGATGCCGACATCCGCAAGGCTGTTGTTGTCGCGAAACTGGGTGATGCCGCCGTGGCTGGCAAGTCCAGCGACTACGTCGACGCGCGCTTCGAGATCCTCGTCGAGGATGCCGCCAAGCAGCCAGGCAATGACCCCTTCCGTCAGCACATGATCCAGCAGGACAGCAATCCGAATACCAATCCTGCTGCCGCTGCCCGCGCCAAGATGCTGGAAGACCTCAACTCCACCCAGCCTGCCAAGTAAGGAGCCATCATGGCCGCTTATCAAACGTCCTACCCGGATCGCCCAGCGAAAGGCTTGCACGGCGCATCGGCGAACGAAGAAATCAAGAACGACATCAGTCGTACCATCGAAAACGCTGCCGGTGTCCGCTTCGGCGAGCCAGTACAGCGCGGCGCTGGTGATCACGGCGTGGTGCCGTTCTCTACCGGCAAGTTCCTCGGCATTGCGAAGTTGAACCCGGCCGTACCGGCTGTGGCAAAAGGCTCGACGCTGGTCGATGGCTACCCGCAGTACTGCACCGCGGCAATTCGTGAGCGCGGTCAGATGTACGTCGCTGTGAGCGCTCCAGTGGCTGATGGTGATCCCGTCTACTTCGTGACCGCATCCAACACCTACACCAACGCGGCCGGCACCGGCATTGTTGGTCCGATCCCGAATGCTTTCTTCGACACCTCTGGTGTCGCGGGCGACATCGTGGAAATCTCCCTCAAGAACCGGAGCGCGTAACATGCCTCAAGCTTTTCAAGACGCTCAAGCAGCGTTGCCATTCGTTGTGGCTCAGGGCCGCAACATCGAAGCGGCCATCTACGAGGCGCGCTACCCGGAGTATAGCTACCGCGATCTGATGCCCGTAGTAACTGAGGGCAACCAGTGGGCCGTGGGTACTCAGTTCTACAGCCAGCAGCTGGCTGGCGAGGCCAAGTTTCTGTCGGGCGCTGGTAACGACATGCCGTTCAACCAAGTGTCGTTCGGTGAAGGCTCCCATGACTTCGCAATGATCGGCTCAGGCTGGGAGTGGAACCTGGAAGAGGTCAATACCGCCGCGCTGTACGGTCGCAACCTGAACGACCTGAAAGCTATGTCTGCCAGTCGCTCCACCGAGCGTCTGCTGTACGACATCGCGGTGACCGGCAGCACCGAGAAGAACTGGCGCGGCTTCACTAACCAGAGCAACGTCCAGACCATCAATGCTGCCGCAACTGGCCTGAACGGCTCCACGCTGTTCTTGGACAAGACGCCGCTTCAGGTGCTCGCCGATCTGAACAACCTGCTGAAGCTGGTCCCTCAGGCTTCGAACAACGTTGAGCTGGCCGACACCATTTCTCTGCCGCTGGAAGTGATGGACTACATCTCTACCACGTTCGTTGGCACCGAAGCGAACAGCCCGACCATCCTGGAACGCTTCATCACTTCCAACGTGTACACGGCCCGCACCAAGCGCCCTCTGACCATTCTCACTGCCGACGCTCAGTCTACGGCCGGCAATGACGGCGGCGGCCGTATCGTGGCGTACCGCAAGGCGATCGACGTGATTCGCTTCCACCTGCCGATGCCTCGCATGGTTCTGCCAGTTCACCAGAAGTCGATCATGGGCTTCGAGACCGGCATCATCGCGCGAACCGGTGGCGTTGAGGTCCGCTTGCCGGGCGCAATGGCCTACATGGATCGTGTTTCCGAGCCTGCATAAGGGGTCCAGTATGAAAGTCACGAACAGCGGCACCGCCCCTTGGGGCGTTTACCTGGGCGGCACGATCAAGATGATCAAGCCCGGCGCAAGCCGGGAACTGGCGCTTGAAGGCGATGATCTGGTCCAGGCTCGCAAAATCGACGCACTCAGCTTTGAGGAGGTTGTGAAGCCTGAGTCGGACGAGAAGGCCGAACTGCTGGCCAAGCTGAAAGCACTGGGTATCGAAGCTGGCAAGAACTCTGGCATCGAGACCCTGCAGAAGCGTCTTGCAGAAGCCGAGGCCGCTGCTGAAAAGCAGAAGGTTATCGACGAGCTGACCGAGCTGAAAGTCGAGTTCGACAAGGAAGCGAACCTGGAAGCCCTGCAGGCCGCACTGGCTGCAGCCAAAGCGTAACCCCCGCAAAACCCGGAGCGCACGTCGCTCCACCTATTTGAGACATCCCGATGCCAGACTTTTACGGAAACGTCGCAGATGCCGACGCCTATCACGCTGCCCGCGCGAACACCGCCTGGACTGGCGAAGACATGGCGAAGCAGGCCGCGCTGATCCGGGCATCGGCTTACATTGATGGCAAGTTCCAGGCGCAGAACAGCTGCGGGCGCTGGGAGTCGCTGTTCTCTGGTGCAAAGACCGGTGGTCGCGCCCAGGCGCTGCAATGGCCTCGAACCGGCGCTACCGACACCGAGGGGCACGAAATCCCTGAGGACGAGATACCTATTGAGGTCGTGCAGGCCGCCTACGAGGCCGCGCTGAGAGAGATTGCGCTGCCGGGCAGCCTGAGCCCTGATTACGTCGCATCAACCGCGATAAAGCGGCAGAAGGTCGACGTGCTGGAGATTGAGTACCAGTCCGCCAGCACGGCAACTGGCGTGCCTACCCGGCCAGTAATCACCGTTGTCGACGAGCTGATTGCTCCGTTGCTGGGGTGCAAAATCGCCTGTGGTATCGCGGTGTTTGTTGTATGAAGGCCGCCGAGGTACTGCAGGCGATTGAGGGCCTTGAGCCTGCCGCCCAGCGTGCATATCTGGCCCAGATCGAGCAATCTATGGATTCGGTCAGTCTGGCCGAGGTTGAGCGAGCCATTGAGTCGGGAGATGAAAGCGCGGTGGTGACTGCCGCGAAGTTCGGCATCTTCGCTGTACTGATTGAGCATCTGCGCACTGTCTACGTCAAGGGCGCTCAGACCGAAGCTGCGGGCATTAAGGTCAAAGGCATCAGCAAGGAGATGGACTTTCACGCCGCAGGACCTGCCGGATTCATGGCGGCTCAAGCCAGCAGGCTGGTTGCTCAAGTAGAGGCTGATCAGGCCGCAGTCGTTCGGGTTGTACTGTCTAGCGGATCGGCCAAAGGCATGTCAGCGAGGCAGATGGCGCTCGAACTCATAGGGAGGGTCAGCAAACAGACCGGGCGGCGTACTGGTGGTGTGATCGGGCTGAGCGAGGGGTACGCAGAGCGAGTGAGCCTCGCCAGGACTCAGCTGCTGAGCGGCGATAAGGCAATGCTGCGCCAGTATCTTCTGCGCAGCAGGCGTGATCGTCGTTTCGACCCGACTGTAAAAGCGTCAATAAAAAGCGGAAAGCCGCTTGATGAAGAAACAGTCAGCAGGATCGTCGGTCGGTACGCTGACAGGCTTCTGGCCACGCAGGCTGAATTAGTTGCGCAGATGTTCGTTACTGAATCCTTCAATCAAGGCCGCGATCAGGCGTGGCGTCAAGTTGTTGCTCGCACTGATGGTAGATTTAGCTTCGTCAAGACATGGAAGTCTCGCGGTGACAACATCGTAAGAGGCTCACATAGAGTTATGAACAATCAGGTAGTGGACAAGGATGCACCATTCATGTCCCCGCGCGGCGCATTACTGATGTTTCCAGGCGACTCGTCATTGGGAGCACCGATAGAAGAGCGGGCCAGATGCCGATGCATAGCCGAGTACTCCATCGTTAAGCTAAGAATATAGGCGGCCGTTATGGGCATCAGAGACACTATGCAGCCGTCATTCGGCAAGCTGTTCGACACTACATTCGCCGAGCTGATGACGCCGTTCACCGGCTCATATCTGGGGCCAGGTGTTTATGATCCTGTAAGCGAAACGACCACCGCACACCCTGTTACGTACACCGGGCGCGGGGTTTCTACCAAGTTCAAGCGGGACCAGATCGACAATGATCGAATCCTTGCCACTGACACGCTGCTGATCGTGCTGACAAACGAGGTTACGGACACCCCGCAGGCAGGTCATGACGTCGTCGCTCGCGACCTTGTGTCAGGACTGAGCGCAAAGTACCGCATAGAAGGAGTTGTCACTGATCCAGCGCGCGTTCATTTCCAGATTCAGCTGAGGGCTACGTGATGGCCGGTTCATGGAGTGTAAATCCAGCAGCTTTCGCGACGCAGGCAGAGGAAGATTTAACCAAGCTGAGCAAAGAAATAGTTGTTGATCTTGTTGTAACGATTTGCAGAAAATCACCTGTTGATACGGGCAGGTTCATAAACAACCATAAAGTCAGTGTTGGCACACCTAACTATGAGACCTTCATTAGGTACGGACCAACGGGGTTTGAAGAGTACAGCGAGAGCGGGAAAGAAACAGCCAGAAGCCTTGATGCGGCTTTAACCAAAATAAAACCATACAGCTTGGTCTACATACAGAATAATCTTCATTACGCCGAAGACCTTGAAACAGGAACTTCCAAGCAAGCCCCCCGAGGCGTATACGGCCCATCACTTGAAGTTGTGTCGGAAAAATTCAAATGACATTCGAACTGATTCGACAATACATAACTGAAAGAATGGTTTCATTTCAAGGCATCGAGCAGGACAGGATTCAATACCCAAACCAGCCTCAGGAGTTCAGCACTCCAGCGTCCGGTCTCTGGTGCAGGCTAAACATAGAACACTCGGGCTCACTCATGGCTGGCATGGCCGATGAGCCATATACGCGAAAGCTTGGCGCGGTAGTGATCCAATGTTTTGCGCGATCGCGCACGGGAATGAAATTGCTGAATGAGCTTGCCGACGCAATCGAAAAGCAATTCGCCTACTGGTCTGTCGGTGATCTGGAATTTATCGAGGCATCTCAAATCGACGTGGGCGAAAGAGACGGATTTCATCAAATCAACGTGAGAATCCGGTTTCGCGCCGGTTGAGAGGAATCATGCAAAGTCACAACTACGTGCAGGGCGTTTCCGGCTGGAAGCTTGACAAAGTAACCGGTGAGTTTGAAATCAACTCGGCCAAGATTTCTGTCGGCGGCCTGCCTGAGCAGCCTCAGATGATTACCGTTACCGCTGGCGAATGGGCTGCGCGAGATCTTCCCGAAAATGCTTGGGAGTATTACGCCTTCATTGGCTCAGAGATAACCAAGATCCCCGCAGAGTATCGAGCCAGCGCAAAGATCAGCACCTCCGATGAGTCCTACGAGCCGGGGTTTGCGGACATCCGCGTCATGCTGACCTACGAGAGGCGAGAAACAGCTGAAGAGCTTTCGGCGCGCATGAAGAAGTCGAGAGGCGCCGGATACTCAATCAAGAAAGAGGGTGAAAAATTCACCTTTTTACATGATGGCGTGCCCCGAATCGTGCTGGGCAACCTCGACAAGGCCGACGAAAAGATCGAGACGCCATTCGCCGTTGAAGGCGATCAGGTCTCCCTGGCCCAGGCGTTCATCGACGCTGGCAAGCTTTCCCCAGTATGGGGCGTGCGGACGACCACCAACGCGGCAGGTCAGACAGTGCTTGCTGGCGTTGGCGCTGGCCTGGGTTGTATGTGCGAAGGCGGCTACACCGGCACTCCGGACGATAAGGCGGAAAAGGCTGAGGTGAAGATCGACTGCACAGTTGACGCCTCGAAGGCTCTGGATCAAATCAGCAAGCTGATCAGCACCACCGAGCTGGCCCAGTCGATCGAGAGCTTAAAAGTCAGGATCGAGCATGAGCACTCAAGCCGAGTCTGTGCTGACGATACGCTTTCTTGCCGAATATCTGCGGTAGAAGCTGGCCTGAACAGCCTCCGCGCCAAACAGTAACAGCCAAGCAATACCGCCAACCCCGCCTTGAGCGGGTTTTTTTATGCCCGCCGAAAGGAGACTCTCATGTCGTCAGGCGCCAAAGTAGTAAGCCACATCATCAAGGAGGTGACGCCCGGCGTTACCCCCAACGGCACCTGGGATACGCTGCGCCTGACCGGTAACGCGCTGACCCCGACCGTCAACACCGAAGTCAGTGACGAAATCACCGACACCCGACTGAGCCAAGGCTCGGTGGCCACCAGCATCGATATCGGCGGCGATCTGTCGGCCGAGTTCTCGTTCGGCTCGTTCGACCAGCTTCTGGAGGCTGCTTTCTACGGCGTCTGGACGAACGACGTGCTGCGTGTGGGCGATACTCGCAACACCTTCAGCATCGCCAAGGGTTACAACGACATCGGCGTCTACGGCGTGTTCAAGGGCGCTCACGTGTCCACCTTCGCTCTGGAGATTCCGGAAGAAGGCAAGGTCACCGCCACATTCAACATGGCGTGCCTGGACTACACCGACAGCGAGACGCCGATTGTCGTGACGCCTAACGCGCCGACCACCACGCCGTTCCTGTCGAACAACAACGTAGGCACGATTCTGGTGAATGGTCAGTCGCTGGAGGGCGTGGCCTGCGTCTCGGCCATGACCATCAATCTGGACAACAGCCTTCAGACTCAGCGCTGCCTGGGTTCGGAGCGACTTGGGCCTGGTGCCCACATCGCCACCGAAGCGGCAATCACCGGCAGTATCACGCTTGCATGGTCCAAGCGCGCGTGGCAGATCTGGAAGAACACGTTCACCCGCCTGCCGATCGCGGTCGAGTTCCCCATCACCGACTCGCTGGGCAACAAGTACACGTTCAGCTTCCCGGCTGTGGAAGTGGACGGCGAGCTGCCTAACGGCGGTAAGCGTGAACTGATCCAGATCGAGTTGAACTACACCGTGGCCAAGCAGAGCCCGACCATCACTCGACTGGCCGCTGATCCAGACGCTTAAACCCTTTTGACCGCTCCGGTGATAACGCCTGCCGGGGCGGTCCTTTTATGGCGTGGCGTTGAGGTTGCATCATGGCTCTCAAGCTGAAGAACAAAGAAGTGGTCGATACTGCTGCGAAGTGGTTCGATTTTGACGCAGACACCAAAGTCCTGCTGGTCTCGCTGGACAACACCGAATACCAGATCGCCATGGAGCGTATGCGCCGCCGTGTCGCTCGCAACGACGCCCAGTTCCAGGAAGGTGACATCGGCATCATCCAGGGCGAAAAGACCGAGTACGTCAATCACTGCCTGGCCATCGCCTCGTTCTTGCTGAAGGACTGGACCGGTGCGGTTGATGACGAAGGAAACGAAGTCAAGTACACCGCCCATGTCGGCGCTCAGATGCTCGAGGACAATGTTGAGTTGTTCATGTTTGTGTTGAAGTACAGCGGTGAGCTGGCCATCTCGAAGAAGGAAGAGCAGGTAGAGACACTGGAAAAGTCATTGCCCGCTTCCAGTGGGAAAGCGAGTGGGCGGGGCCAGAAGCAGAAAAGCGCAAGCTGATCTTCCAGCGGTTCGGCATGACCGTGCCAGATGAGCCGCCCCAGGACGCTATCACCGCATACCTGCTGAACACGTTCAGGGGAGTGTGCCGGGGGCGGCGCTACATCTCAGGTATGGGCGGCGTATTCCCAATGCCGCTTTCTGCCCGCGAGATATCGGACTGGCTTGATGCGCGACCATCTCCGATCCCTCGGGAGGAAGTCGACGACGTGATCTTCGAGCTGGATCGCCTGTTCATGGACCAGGGCGACGAAGAAGAGGATTAACGGTCGTTCGCCGTTGTGCCCGATAATGGTAGATTGCTGCCATTACTCAGGGAGCACGACATGAACCCCGCAACAGCATCCAGATCAGAAATCAGAGAGTACGTGCGAATCGATGGAGAGGCGCTGGCCGCGTTTGGTCGCGCAGGCGGAAACATACATCAGATGGCTCTGGATCAGCAGGATGTGGTTGAAGGGCTTCTTGACGGGCTCAGTAGTGAGCAGCGGAACAGGTTTAACAAGATATATCTAGAAGAAGTGAATGCTACTACCGCAAAGCTTCGAGAGGACTTAATCAGAATCGAAAATCCGCCATTTGAGACGGTCGACATCAGCCCTCAACCTTCCAATGTGCAGATAGAGCCCACGTCAAGCAAAGGAATAATTGTCATGCTCGGGTTCGTTGTTGTGGTCATGCTCATCCTTTACAAAATTTCCTCATAGACAAATTGCCAAAAATAAAGCCCGCTTCGGCGGGTTTTTTTATGCCCGGAGAAAAGTATGGCCCTCACCTCACGCCTCGCTATTGAGGTCGATAGCCGCAGTGCTCAGCAGAAAGTGGACGATCTTCGCCGAGGTCTACAGGCGCTGAACGATGCAGGCCTGAGGACTGGACCGATTATTTCCGGTGCCGGCAACGCAATTAACGGCGCCGGCCAAAATGCTAGATCAGCTACCGCTCAGGTTCAAAGCCTTGAGCGTCAAGTTAAGTCGCTTGGCAGTGTGGCTGCGGGCATCGCAGGGCCGCTCGCTGCCGCATTCAGCGCGAAGGCGTTCTACGATGCAGCCGAGGCATACAGCACGCTCACGAACCGCATGAAGCTTGTCACCGATGGCGCTGGAGAGCTTGCAGCTGCTCAAAAAGCTGTGTTCGCGATTTCGCAAAGTTCTTATCAGCCATTGACCGCCACTGCCGAGCTATACCAGCGCATCGCGACCAACCAGAAAGAGCTGAAGTTGACGGGTGAGGGGGTGGCAGGAGTCGTCGGAACAATCAGTAAGACGTTGGCTATCTCTGGAGCTTCAGCTGCATCCGCCAACGCAGCTCTGATCCAGCTTGGCCAAGCGTTTGCTTCTGGCACCTTGCGTGGCGAAGAGCTGAACAGCGTAATGGAGCAGGCCCCTGCATTGGCCCAAGCAATTGCGGCTGGCATGGGTAAAACGGTTGGAGAGCTGCGCACGCTTGGCGCTGCTGGTCTTCTGACTGCCGACGCCGTAGTGAAGGCACTGCAATCCCAGCAGATGGCCGTCGACCAGCTTTTCGCCAGGACTGCCGTGACGATCGGTCAAAGCATCACCTCGCTGGACAACTCTTTCACTCAGCTGGTCGGCAAGATGGATCAGGCCAGCGGCGTCAGCGCGTCGATATCGCACGCTCTGGTATCTGTGTCCAAATCGATGGATGACCTTACAAAAGATTCGTCATCTACCTACCTGCTTCTTTCCCGGGTTTCTAACGTAGCGGAAACACTTGCCTACGTGCTTGGCGGTCGCCTTGCGATAGCAGCAGGTCAAGCTACCGTCGGCCTGGTGGCTGCTACAAAAGCTTCGTTGACGCAGGCGGGTGCGCTTGCGTACTCAACCTCGATGAGCTTGAAAAACGCCGCGGTGGAGGCGGCCTCGGCAAAGCAATCACTATTGAGTGCCCAGTCCAAGCAGGCAGATGCTACCGCTATGCTTGCCAGGGCAAACGCCGAGCTAGGTCTCGCCGAGCAAAAAGTGGCAGCCGACCGAGTTCGCCAGCAGTCCGAAATCAACAACCTAAAGGCTGTTCAGGCAACACTCGCAGCAGAGCGGGTGTTAGAAGAGCAGCGTTTAGCGGCTCAGATCAGCGAGCAAGGGCGTGCCGCAGCCAGGAACCGCATGGCATTGGCTCGACTTGATGAGGTTGCAATCATCCGGCAGATACAAGCAGCCGAGGCCGCTCTCGCAGCAACTACCATTGCTACTTCCGCACAGATTCAGTCAGCTTACGCTGGCCGGACGGCTGCTGCTGCGTCTTACGCTGAGACAACGCTGGCGCTCAACGCAGCGGTGCGGGCCTCTGAGGTGGCGACTGCCGCGACATCGACTGCCAGCAAGGCAATGCTACTTACGGCTGCAGCAGGTCGTGGGTTGCTTGCTTTGCTCACCGGCCCCGTTGGCCTGATCGCTTTGACGGGCGCAGTCGCATACTCATTTCTGAGCGTGGGCGATAGCGCCAAAGACGCTTCAGCCTCGCTGGTAAGCCACAACGCAACCGTTGCTGAATCCATTGAGAAATACAAAGCTCTTTCGGCAGAGCAGCAGCGTCTGCAAAAAATCACCTGGGCAGAGCAGCAGGCCAAGGAGCTGAAGACCGCGGAATCGGCTCTTGATGATTTCACCTACAAGATCCAGACCGGAATTGTTCTCGGGCCTTTCGCCGCACAGTTCCGCACGATGATCGACGAGGTCAAAGCGGGCAAGCGCCCACTGGACGATGTGACCAAGTGGATCCAGGAGAACAGCAACGCTACACCGGCGTTCATAAAATCACTTTCTGAGCTGGCAGTAACGCAGCAGACCAGCAGCAGAAACTCGGCAGATTTCGCAGCAAAGCTCGCTGGTGTTGACGCAGCAAGCAAAGCAGTCGCCAGCAGCACATCTAGCCTCACCGCTGCTCAGGCTGGCTCAAGCACTCAAACAAAGGCCCAGCTCGGCGAGTGGCAGAAGTACATCGCCAAGCTGACCGAGGCGCGAGATCTGGTCGGAGCCAACGAAAAGGCCGAAGCTGCGTACCGGGCTGGCAAAATGGGGCTGACCAAGGAGCAGGCCGCCCAAGCCAGCATCGTTGCCGAGCAGACCGACCTGCTGAAGAAGTACGAGGACGCGGTAAAGGAGGCCGATAAGGCTCAGCAAACCGCGCTCAGATCGCAGTTGATCGCCCTCTACACCCAGCAGCAGGCAGCAGAGGACGCGACTGCAGCGGTCAAGAAGAGCCACGAAGACGCTGCGAAGGCAGCCGAGGAAAGCGCCAACAAGCAGATCGAGCAGATGCAGCGGGTCATCAACGCAGCATTGAAGTTGCAGGGCGGTCCGCAGATTGATCTCGGCATGCAGAAAAAGCGTACCGGTTACGACCTTTTGACCAATGGCGCGGCACCGCTTGCGCCTACCCGACTAACCCCGGCACAGCTGGCTGACAGGCAGTTGCGCCAGGTCACGGAGGGCACCAAGCCAAACAAAAACGCCGGCAAGGAGAAGGCGTATCAGGAAGATGCCGGCACTAAGATGCTGGACGACGCGCGCCAGCGTTACGCAGTCCTGCAGCAGCAAAGCAAGGAACTTATCAGCCAGGACGGAACGATCAAGTCCATCGGCACCGAGCAAAAGAAACTGGTCGAACTGGAAGCAGAGATCGCCCAGCTCAAGGAAAAGAAAACGCTCACTACTGCGCAAAAACAGGTTCTGGCTATGGCCGATCTGAACCTTGCGCAGCAGAAGCAGAACGCTGCGCTGGAAAAGGAGACCGAACTTCGCAAGACCGCTTACGAGGAAACACAGAAGCTTGCGGCATTCCAGACCAATCTGGCCAGCCAGCTGGCAAAAGATCAGACCGGCCTCAGCAACAATCTGGCAGGCCTGGGCCTGGGTGACCAAGCGAAAGCCCGGCTGCAGGAGCAGTTCAGCATCCAGGAGCAGTACCAGTCCCAGCTGGATAACCTGTTGCAGCAGCGCAACGAGGGGAAGATCAGCCAAGACCTGTACAGCAAGGAGACGAATGCACTGAATGCCGCTCTGCAAAGCCGCTTGGCGATGCAGCAGAAGTATTATTCGGATGTCGACAAAGCCCAGTCCGATTGGACGCTGGGTGCCAGTTCGGCGCTTGAGAACTACCTCGATCAGTCGCGCGACGTGGCCGGGCAGACAAAGCAGCTGTTCACCAACGCGTTCAGCAACATGGAAGACGCCGTGGTGAACTTCGTGAAAACCGGGAAGCTGTCCTTCAAAGATTTCGCCAACGGCGTGATCGAGGATCTGATCCGCATTCAGGTGCGGCAGGCGGCGGCGGGGTTCCTCAGCACAGCATTCAGCGCTCTGTCGGGTGTTGGTTCTGGTGCTGCCGCCACATCGTCATCGGCGCTTGGCGCGTCGGCGGCGGGGTACGGCTCCAAATATGGCTTCTCTGACGGCGGCTATACCGGTGACGGCGGCAAGTTCCAGCCGAAAGGCGTTGTGCACGGCGGCGAGTTTGTCGTGAAAAAAGAAGTGGTCAGCCAGCCCGGCGCGCGTGAGTTCCTGGAACGCATGAACGCCAACACCAAGGGTTACGCCGACGGAGGTTATGTCGGCAGTTCGGCCGCAGCGGCAACAAGCTCTTCACAGTCGACAAGCTCCTCGCTGCCTGGAGTTCCGAATATCGTCCAGCACATAACTGTTGGAGGCAACGTGGATTCAGCGACGAAGGAAGACGTCCGCAGAAGCGCTGAGGAGGGCGCGAAAGCCGCTTACCAGTTGGTTCTATCTGACTTCAAACGAAACGGACCCATCCGCCAGCTCGCAGCCAGGCGCTAATCAATAAGGAGTAACGCATGGCTCTCACGTGGCCTGCTTCGCTGCGCCCGTCAGAAATGAGCTGGGGCATCGTCAACAACAGCCGGGCGTTCACGTCGTCGCTTTCGAACGCCCAGCAGATCGTTGGCTATCCCGGCGCGTACTGGCAGTGCACGCTGACCTTCGGCCTGCTCACGCGGGCTCAGGAGCGCGAGCTTTCATCGTTCCTCGGCAGGCTGGACGGCATGTTCGGAACTTTCAACCTGCCGGACTTCACGCGGTACCGGAAAGTGAGTATCGGCGCGCTCAGCGTGGTCAGCGGTTTCGCCCAGGCGCGCAGCATGATCATTGCTGGAGCGCCGGCCAGTTCTCCAGTCTTCAGTGCGGGTGACTACATCACCATTGCTGGAGAGATGTTTGAGGTGACCGACCCGGCGTCGTCGAACGCCCAAGGCCAGGCCACGGTGCTGCTCAACAAGCGCATCCGGAAAACTCTCACGCCAGGGGCGGCGGTTGAATACATGAACCCCTACTCAGAAATGCGCATGACCTCTGACACATGGTCGATGACGCGCCGGCCAGTGGTTGCCAACGGCAGCTATCAATTCAGGGAGGCATTCTGATGCCCTCAGCTTTCCCTTTCAGTCAGAGCGTGGTGGATATCATCGCCACTGGCAAATTCATGCCGGTATACGCCGTGCAGCTGGACTTCGCAGACGGCATGGTGTTCGCCCACACCGGAACCGGTGAGCTTGTCGTCGACGGCATCACCTATGAAGGCGTGGGCAATTTTGGCCAGGTCAGCCAGTCGCAGGAAAGCGACAACTCCGGTTCGCCCATGTCGGTGGACCTGACGTTGAGCGGGCTCGACTCCTACATCCTTTCGGAGACCAACGTGCGCGGCTGCCGGGGGCGAATGGCCAAGGTCATCTTCGTGGTGTTCGACGAGGCCGGTAACTACGCCGCCGACATCCTGTTTTCCGGGCGCATGGACGCCGCCAAGTTCTCGTTCGCGGGCAATGGCCAGGACGGCAACACCATCACCGTGCCGGTCATCGACCGCATGGCCGAATGGAGCCGCACCGGCACCGAGCGCTGGACGGACGAAAACCACCGCGCCCGGCACCAGGGCGACCGATTCTTCTACGCAATCGCGCAAATGTCCGAATGGCCCATCTACTGGGGGTCTGCCAAGGATGCGCCGACCTTCACCTACGGAAGTTAGATATGCGCAATCGAGACTGGACCACGCGTCTGCATGAAGTGATCAAGGCTGCCCAAGGGCGGCCTTTTTCATGGGGGGAATTTGACTGTTGCCTGTTCGCCGCCGACTGCTCGATCGCGGTGTGCGGTGTTGATCCCGCAGAGCAATACCGAGGCGCCTACAAGACCGAGGCGGGTGCCAAGCGCGCGCTGAAGAAACGTCACGGCAGCCTGGAAGCTGCATGGGACGCCTGCTTTGCAAGGGTGGCTGTCCCTTTCATCCAGCGCGGCGACGTCGTGATGTACGAAGCGCCTGCAGGCCGCAGCATTGCCGTGTTCTGGGCTGGTGATTTTTGGGCGACGACCGACGATGGCGTTGCTCGCGTTGCGTGCGAGCCATTGGCGGCGTGGAGGGTTGAATAATGGGCAGTGGCGTTAAAAAGATTGCTCAAGTCGCCGTCGGCGCTGTGATTGGTTTCGTTCAAGGCGGCCCGGTTGGAGCGGCTATCGGCGCTGGCCTGGCTTTCTACGCGGCATCACAACAGGAAGCGCTCAACACCAAATCCCCTTTGCGCGACAACGAGCCATCCGCCCAGACGGTGAGGTCGTCCAAAGCACCGATCCGATTCATCCTCGGCCGTGTGTCCACTGGTGGCGTGCTCGTCTGGGCGCAAGAGCAGTCCGGCACCCTCACAGAGGGCGAGCAGCTGCACCTCGTCTACGTGCTGTGTGAAGGCGCCATAGATGGTCTTGAAAATATCTACCTCGGCGAAGAGGAAATCAGCACATACGGCGAGTTCGCCAGCTATGAGCTGATCGTCAATCCGACAGAGGTGAACGCATTCCTCAAGGCCAACTGCCAGGACTGGAAGGACAGCCAGATCGGGCGCGGCCTGTCGTTCGTGCGCATAACCCTGAAGTACAGCGCCGAGAAATTCCCGTCTGGAATCCCTGACACCCGCTTTGTGGTCCGTGGCCGGAATGACATTTACGACCCGCGCACCGGCAACAACATCTACACCGAGAACACGGCGCTGCACATCCTCTGGTACCTGCGTAACCGCTGCAACGTGCCGGACGATGAGATCATTTTTGAAACGTTCGCCAGTGCAGCAAACGTCTGCGATGAAGCGCTGACCAATGCCGACGGCTCTGTCAGCCAGCGCTATCGTACCTCCTGCGTGATTGGTGCTGACGAGCAGCGCCCGGGCGTGCTGCAGAAGCTGGAAGCGTCATGCGCTGGCAAGCTGATCCGCGTCGGCGGCCGCTGGATGCTCCAGGCCGGGGCCTACTACGGCCCGTATGACTTCGAGATCACCGAAGACATGATCATCGGCACCATGTCCGGCAGCACCGAGTCGACAAACGATTCCGCCATCAACACCGTGCGCGGCACGTTCATCGATCCCGAGCAGTCATGGACCGAAACGGATTATCCCGAGGTCAGCGTTTCCGAATGGATTCTTGAGGACGGTGGCGAAGCTGCTGAGACGATGACGTTCTCGTATGTGACCGACGCATATCAGCCGCAGCGTCTGGCGAACATCTCCCTGCGCCAGCGCCGGGCTGGCGGGGCAATCAGCCTGCCGATGAACTTCTCGGGCTACAACTGCCGTCCCGGCCGCGTCGTTCGCGTAAATCTGCCATCCCTGAACATCCTTGGCGAGTTCATCGTCTCTGATTGGTCGATGGGTGACAACGAAGGCTGTACGGTTCAGGTCAAGCAATACGAGGCGGCAATCTTTGATGACGCCGTGGGCCAGCCCTACAACCCGCTGGGATTCATCAACCTGCCAAGCGGCGGCCTTGGGTCGCCCATCGGCCTTGCATGGTCAGCTGGCGATGCTGCTGAGGTGGTGCAGGGCGTACTTTCGTGGGTTCCACCGCAGGGCATCGTCACCTCGTATGTGGTGACAGTCCGTCAGGGCGGCGGTGTCGCGCAGTCACGCTCGGTGCCCGCGACGGCCAACACGCTTGCCATCAACGGATTGGCGTCGGGCACATACACAATGAGTGTGGCTGCTTTGGGTCCTATGGCTCGTTCCGGAGAGGCCTCGATATCGGTGAGCATTCAGGGGCCGCCTATACCGGAATCCTGCGTCGTGCAGTCCTCGATTGACAGCATTGTGCTGATCCCGCAGAACCCGAACCACGGCTTGAATGGCGGGACCTACGAGTACTTTTTCAGCACCAACCCAAATGCAACATCGGGCACGGCGCAGTACCTGGGGCAGGGCCTGTCGTTCACTCACAACGATTTGGCGTTCTACACAAACTATTACTACTTCATCCGCTCGACCAACGCATACGGGAAGAGCGCCTTCCTTTATGTGCCTGCGGCGACTTCGAACGATGTGTCGGCTTATCTGGCTGCCCTCGGCGGGAAGATCAGCAAGACCGAGCTTGCGCAGAACCTACTTTCAGAGATTGAGCTGATCAGTGGTGACGGTGACGGATCGGTCAATGAGCGCCTGGCTGAGTTGAAGGCCGAGATCGGAGAAATCACCGACGCCTTGGTCTACGTGCCGACCGACCCCTACGTGCGCGACAACACCGTGCGCGTGGGCGACAACCTCTGGACGGCCATTGCGGCGGTGCCAGCGGCTGCCGATGGGTCCAACGGTCCGCCGAACCCGGCGTACTGGGTGAACAGTGGTCAGTCGATCCGCACGGCCAACGCTCTGGCAGCCCAGGTAACGAAGAACACCGCAGACATCACCACGGTGGACGGCAAGACCAGCGTTACCGCCAGCCAGCTACAGGCGGTGCAGGCTCAGTACCGGGCTGACAGCGGGGAAGGCGATCTGCTGGACGCTCTCAAGGGCTGGGACAGCACGGCTAGCGTGGCGCAGGAAGTGAAGGTCAGGGCGGAGCAGGACTTTGCACTGGCGCAGCGCACGACGTTGCTGGATGCGCGAGTGGGCGGCACCGAGTCGAAAATCAGCATCGTTGAAACTGCTCAAGCTACGGATCGGGAGGCTACCACCCAGCAAATTACGAACCTGACGGCGACTGTTACCACGAACCAGACAACGGTTCAGGCTGCCATTCAGTCAGAGGCAACCGCCAGGGCGAATGCCGACGGCGCGCTTTCGACGACGCTATCTCAGGTTCAGGCAACAGCGAACGACGCAAGCTCTGCCGTTCAGACAGTCAGTACGGCGCAGGCGACCACCAACGGCAAGCTGAACGCGATGTGGTCCGTCAAGATGCAGGTCGCAGCAAACGGACAGTACATCGCCGCAGGCATTGGGCTTGGGATCGAGAACACCGGAGCAGGCCTGCAAAGCCAGTTCCTGGTCAGCGCTGACCGGTTTGCGGTGGTCAATTCCATGGCAGGAGGCGCGATTTCTGTCCCGTTCGCTGTGCAGAACGGCCAGGTATTCATCAACTCTGCGCTCATCCAGGACGGCACCATCACCAACGCCAAGATCGGCAGCTATATCCAGTCGAACAACTATGTGGCTGGGAGCACCGGGTGGAAGCTTTGGTTCGACGGGACGTTTGAGATCAATAGTGCTCTGGGCAGCGGCGGGCGGCAGGTAATAAATGGCGCAGGCGGCAAGGTCTTCGACCAAAACGGTGTGAAGCGCTATCAGTGGGGGAATCTTGACGCATGAGTTTTGGAGCCAGGGTATGGGATGAAAGCGGCAACGTGGTCATGGACACGACCACGTTCACTTATCAGGTTATTTGGAAGGGGGTTATTGATTTCAGTGACACGTCCGGATCAACGGCAAAGGTAATCACGCTGAGCATCCCTGGCTTTGATCCGGCGAACTGCGTCTTCATGGTCATCCCCACAAGGGCGCAGGACATTCAGTCAGCTGAGGGCGATGCCACCGGCAACACCAAGTCCTATCCGTACGTGACGACGTCGGCTGGCCAGGTAGTTCTTAGGTCAGCCAACCCTTCAGCCAATCTCGGCAACACTAACCAGACGCGCATCGTCGCGAAAGGCTTTGCAGTGAGGTTCAAGACATGAGCTTTGGCGTTATCAGCATCAACGACAGCTCATACGTGCAGATTGACTCGGAGACGCCCCGGCTCTGCGTGCTCACGAAGGGCAGTTATTCAGGAACAACAAACGCTAATGTCACCTTTCCGCGTGCGGTAACAAGTGCTGATCCGCCTCTGGTATTCATCAGGCCCGATCAAAACGGCATCGTTCAGGTGCCGATATCGGTGTGGTTCACTGGCGGTCCTGGCAATTGGACAGGCTTCGCAATGAAGGCTTCAAACGTCCAAAGCACGTTGAGCGGTCAATACTTCATTGCCGCATGGGCATCAATGGGTACTGCATTGTTTGGTGCGCGAATATGGGGGCCGGGAGGTGAGCTTGTATATGACAGTGGGGCACCGCCAGTCGTCGTGACGTTTGCTGCTGGTAACTGGACATATGTGGGCAGCGAGCAACTAAGTGTTGGCCAGCGTTACAGGTGGAGCATTGATAAATCTCTCGGCGTTGGGGAATTTATCTCCATAAACTCGTTCGCCTTCCATTGCCATAACGGGTCAAACGGTGGCGGTTGCGCCATCGGTGTGGATTACGCCAACTCGAAAATAATGCTTTACAGCCTCGCAACAACGGCATGGACCGATCAGGGTCACAGGCCATTTCTCTGCGCAAAACTTACCGCCTAAATCAAGGCGTCTTTTAATTAGGAGTCTTCAATGCCTTGGTATAAAGCCGGGACGGTTTCCGTCACCCAAAATTCGAACGCCGTTATTGGTAGCGGTACGGCCTTCATTGCAAACAGCCGTGTAGGCGACGGATTTCGCGGCCCTGACGGCGGCTGGTACGAGGTAACCAACATCGCCAGCGATACCGCGATGTCGATTTCTCCGAACTACCAGGGAGCAAGCAACAGCGCGGGCGGGTATGCACTCGCGCCACTGCAGGGCTACGTTAAAGAATCGGCTGATGCTTTGCGGGCACTGGTAAACCAGTTCGGCACAAAGCTGGCGGCACTCGGCACCACCGGCAACTACGACACGCTTCCGGTGGCCAAGGGCGGCACTGGCGGAGCAAACCAAGCTGATGCGCGTGCTGGGCTGGGCTTGGGCTCAGTGGCTGTAGAGAGCACAGTCCCGGTCGCGAAGGGCGGTACTGGCCGAACCGATGGAAGGGTACTTTTATCGGAGGTTGGAGTTCAACAGGCGGCTGCGCTCTACAACGTGCAAGGCATGTACATGGGCTGGAACTCTGGTTCACAGGGTGAGGGCCACTTCGTTGTAAATCGTGGCGGCGGCGCTGGCGGGTTCAGCTGGCGAACTGTTAACTCTGATAACAGTGCTACAGGTCCTGCAATGACGCTTAGCTATGAAGGCGCTTTAAAAGTTCCTCTCTCTATACAGGTTCCACAGATAATCGGGCTAACTACTGCTCTTTCATTAACTCAAGGAGGTACTGGAGCATCAAATGTAGGCTCGGCAAGAGATAACCTTGGCCTCGGGAATTCAGGAGCTCCTACATTTAGCGGTTTAGAGCTAACTGGTGGCGCTTACATAGACTTTCACTTTCAGTCATCTACAGCAGATTACACAAACAGGATAATTCCTCTTTCTGCTGGTAATCTGGGTATCTCGTCTGCCAGCGCTCCAGGATTGGTATTTGGCGCACAGTTCTATCCAAACTCTGACGGAATTATAAACTGCGGAACATCTACGAATAGATTTGCAGCATATTTCGCCGTAACTGGAGCAATCCAAACATCAGACGCTAGGGAGAAAACCACAGTATCACCTATGTCCGGCCCTGAGCTGTCAGTATCAATGCTTTTAGCAAGGGAGATAGGAACGTACAAGTGGCTGGAAGCTATTGACAAAAAAGGAGAGGAAGCACGACTTCATATTGGTATGACTGTTCAGCGCTGCATTGAAATAATGGTTGGCGCCGGAATAGATCCAATGTCTTACGCCTTTATTTGTTTTGATGAGTGGGGTGCGCTCCCGGAAGAGTCAATTGAGATAATTAAGGGAAATATCTATTCGGCTGGAGAACTTATTCAAAGCAACGCTAATTATTCTGAGTTCGACAAGTACAGTGAATTCCCTGCTTTCACTTGGGAGGAAACCAGTCGCGAGGTAGTGATAACTCAGAAAGCTCGGGAAGCAGGTAATCGATACGGCTTCAGATACGACCAACTGGCTCTGTTCATCGCTCGCGGACAGGAAGAGCGGATAGCCCGCCTAGAGGCCGCAATCGCTTCAGCGCAGTAGAGCCAAGCCCGCAGCACCCGCACCCCGCCATCGAGCGGGTATTTTTTTGCCTGGAGAAACCTAAATGCCGATCACCGCGCAGCAGCTGCTGCAGATCCTCCCGAACGCCGGTCAGAGAGCCGGCGTTTTTGCACCCGTCCTCAACACGGCGATGAGCAAGTACCAGATCGTGACCCCTCTGCGCATTGCGGCATTCATCGCCCAGGTTGGTCATGAGTCCGGTCAGCTGCGTTACGTGCGCGAGCTGGGCGGTAGCGCCTACCTGTCGAAGTACGACACCGGCAAGCTGGCGGAGCGCCTTGGCAACACACCCGAGGCCGACGGCGACGGCCAGTTGTATCGGGGCCGTGGGCTGATTCAGGTGACGGGGCGGGCCAACTATGAAGCGTGCGCCGAAGCGCTGGGCCTGGACCTGATCAACCATCCCGAGTTGCTCGAACAACCCGACCACGCCGCCATGTCGGCGGCATGGTTCTGGGACCGGGCCAACCTCAATGCGCTGGCCGACAAGGGCGATTTCCTGACTATCACCAAGCGCATCAACGGCGGCACGAACGGCTTGGCTGATCGGCAGGCGCTTTATACCCGAGCGCTTGAGGTGCTGGCGTGAAGGCCCTGCCGTGGAAGGCATTCGGCCTGCTGCTGATCCTGCTGGCGCTGGCCGGTGCGTTGTACGGGGCATACCGGCACGGCGTGACCGTCACCGATCTGGCCTGGAAGGCGAAGTGGGCCGAGCAAGTCAGCGCCCAATCCGAAGCGGTGGCCACTACGACCACCGAGTACCGAACCGAAGAGCAACGCCGCCAGAAAGCGGCCAACCAGGTGGCGAACGATGCAAGACAAGAACAGACCGCTGCGCTTACTGATGGCTCTGTCGATGATGCTTCTGGTGAGCTCATGCGCATCGAAGCCGGAAAAATGGCAGCAACGGCAAGTTGCGTGCCCAGCGATACCGGAGCTTCCGAGCGAGGCAAGGCAGCCACGCGCGCCGCAATGGTGCTCTCCGACTTGCTCGGCAGGGCTGACGCGCGAGCGCGAGAGCTGGCTAAGGCTTATGACCAGTCCCGAATAGCCGGGCTGGCTTGCGAACGCTCCTACAAATCCTTGATTACCTCTGAGTAACGGAACAACAAAATGGCCACGACGCAGCTGATTCAAAGAGACATGGGGCGGACGATGCTGATCGTCAAAGCAAACGGCGGCACCGTGACGGTTGAGAAAAAGGCCGGCGATAGCTGGGTGGTGACCGATACGCTGGCCAAGGACGGCGGTTATCTGCTGGAGCTGGGCAGCTCGTATACCCGCATCACCCCGACCGCAGGCGCTTACTTTGAGGTGACGCGATGAGCCTCTTGGTCAATCCGGCCGCGCGCCGCCAGCCGATACGCCGCGGCCTGGGCTTGCTGGGTGGTAGCTTCTCGGGCAACTGCCACACCATCGGGGCGACCGTGTATGGAACCGAGGCTTACGGCTACGCGGCAATGATCGCGGCACGCACTGGATTATTCCCCAGCTACCTCGACAACCAGGGGAAGGTCGGTGATCACACCGGTCAGTTCCTGGCGCGGCTGCCGGCCTGCATCGCATCGTCCACTGCCGACCTTTGGATGCTGCTGTCCCGCACCAACGACAGCACCACGGCAGGTATGAGTCTGGCCGACACGAAAGCCAACGTGATGAAGATCGTCACGGCGTTTCTGAACAATCCGGGCAAGTACCTGATCGTCGGTACCGGAACTCCGCGATTCGGCAGCAAGGCGCTGACCGGTCAGGCTCTGGCCGATGCCATTGCGTACAAAGACTGGGTATTGAGCTATGTCAGCCAGTTTGTGCCGGTGGTGAACATCTGGGATGGCTTTACCGAGGCAATGACGGTGGAAGGCCTACACCCGAACATCTTGGGTGCCGACTTCATCAGTTCCAGGGTGGTGCCGATCATCACCGCCAACTTCGAATTCCCCGGCATCCCGTTGCCTACGGACGCTGGAGACATCTACTCGTCCATTCGCCCGTTCGGCTGCCTCAATGCCAACCCGCTGCTGGCGGGCACTGGCGGTACGCTCCCAGCTAGTGTGAACGCCGTGGCCGGTTCTGTTCTGGCGGACAGCTACAAGGCAGTGGGTTCTGGCCTGAACGGCATCACGACTCGCTGGTACAAGGAACCGGCCGCCTATGGCGAGGCGCAGTGCATTGAGCTGGGAGGGACCCTTGCGGCGGCGGGCGGATACATTTATATGCAGCCCACGGCCAATGTCACCACGACGAATCTGGCAGCCGGAGACGTCATCGAGATGGTTTCGGCCGTGGAGATTGCTGGCTCATCGCGCGGCATCTTGGGCTGGGAGGCTGAGCTGACTTTCACCAAGCCTGTCAGCGGCACGTCCACCACCATTTACTATCGGTCGATGGACAAGTATCAGGAACCGTTCACGCTGCCCGCCAGCTTCGTTGGGCAGTTGGAAACCCAGCGCGGCACTGTCGATCTGACCGAGACGGTGATCACCTCGCGCATGGGTCTGTACCTGGCCGTCGGTGTGGCGCAGAACTCCACGGTGAAGGGCGCGCAGTTCGGGATCCGGAAGGTTTAGGCTGCCGCCACCTGTCGAAAACTTGCTCGTACAGTATTGCTCGGCAAGACCTGTATCGATTCTACTGGCTGCGTATACAGTTATCGGTAGAAGAAAATGCACTTCCTCATAGTCCGCAGGCGGCACCTTGGAGTGGCCTTGAGCAGCAAGGAAATGAACAAGGTTGAGCCTATCCAGGGTGACATCCAGATAAGCGAGATGCACAACGCCGCGACTGGTCGCACCACTATCAGTGCGTGGCTTTTCAAAAGCTCGCCGCACCTTCCTGATGTACTTCCACCATTGCTTGACGTGACCATGACCGGGATGGGGTCTACGGGCATGAACCTGACCGGCGTAGAACAGATCGGGGATGCTTTTTACTGGCAGTCCTGGTGGTGCAGGATGGTGTAG